ATGGCTCATTTTTTGTGCCATTTGGGGTGCTCACATTTTGGCGCCCTTTTGCTCGATTTCTATTTTACCGAAAACATTGGGATACTTATCGAGGAGATGCACTATGCGTTTAACAAAAGATGTAATTGCAAAAATCCTTGAAATGAACGAAGGGTTTACCCAGATGACTTGCTTTAATTCAGATAATTTTAGGGAAACCCGACATTATCTGATTAAAGGTGGCAAACTTCTATTCCGATCCACTGGTAAAACATCTTGGGCTGATAGTCGATTTGATAACCATATTATTGCGGACATAGACCAAACAAGGAGATTCATTCGAAAATTTCTCGATTTATTAAAAACAGACGGTCTTTAATGTTAGCGAAGATTTATAGTTAGAGGTTCCAGCAACGAGAACACCATTTTTCATCCGCTCCTGTCTTATACAAAGAAAATTGTCTTCTGCCGTTTGCAGCAGGCAATTTCTTTTTATCTCCATGGCTGTTGGACTTCCATACCATTTTTGAATGTAATCTTCAGCATATTCTTCCCCTCCACCGATATGCTTTGGATGTTCCTACGCACCAGCACCTCATCGAATTCGGCGCCATCCAAATCCCTGTTTTTCAGCAAGGCCATCATGTCGTTGACCCTGTCCTCGCTGTTTATTGCTTCTGCATCTTTACGCTCCAGCTCCGCCTTTTTCTGCTTCAGGATTGCGATGTTATGGGACAGCAGCGTGCATTCCGCATGCCAGTCCTTTTCGGCAATCTCGCCTTCCATCTGTTTCTGCATGAATTCGATCATGCGGTTTTCGCTTTCCCGGATCATCTCGTCCAAATTCTCTACCGTATCTTCATCGGCTGGCCTCGTTACTTTGGAAAGGATGCTTTGCAGTTCATAATCCACTTTGGTCCAGTCCATCTGCAGCTTTCTCAGCGATTCCATGATCGCCGCATGCAGGGCACGCTCCAAGATGGTTGGCGAGTCTTTGCATACTTCCTTTCCCCGTTCCAGCCTGCAGATGCACCGCCAGACGATCCGTTTCTCGCCGCCTTTTTCTAACGCAGGCCATGTTACCCGGCGGTAGGCCGTGCCGCATTCCCCGCACCGCATCAGATCCGTCAGGGCGTATTTGCTGGAAAACTTCCCGCTGTTGCTCTTGGTAGGTTTTGTGGAGGATGAGATCAGGCTGTTCCTCCTTGCGAATTCAGCCTGCACCTGATTGTAAATCTCCCGCGGCACAATCGCCGCATGGTTGTCCATGATGTAGTATTGGGGCAGTTCGCCGGTGTTCTTTTTCACCGTTCCCGTTATGAAATCGCTGACATAGGTCTTTTGCCGAAGCACATCTCCGGCATAGATTTCATTGTGCAGGATGCGGCGGATTCTCGATACTTCCCAAGCCGCATCGCCCCTTGGCGGCTCTATACCTTGCTCAATCAGTTCGTCCCGGATGCGTTGCATGCTGTAACCGGCCAGCATTTTATAAAAAATCTGCCGTATTATCTGCGCCTCATGGGGGATGATCTCCGGCTCATCATTTGCTCCTCGCCGGTATCCGTACAATTTTTTATATTGGAAGTACACTTTCCCGGCTTTCATCGCCATCCTGTGGCCAAGGGCCACATTCTTGCTTATGGACTCACTCTCGGCCTGGGCGAAGCTGCTGTAGAAGGTCAGGAGCAGTTCCCCTGATAATTCCAGCGTATTGATGTTCTCTTTCTCGAAGAGTATCCCGATCCCCTTTGATTTGAGAAGCCTTGCATAGTTGAGGCAGTCCACCGTGTTCCTTGCGAAGCGGGATACACTCTTGGTCAGGATCAGGTCTACCCGTCCACGTCTGCACAGGGCCATGAGCTTCAAAAACTCCGTCCTCTTTTTTGCATTGGTGCCGGATATGCCCTCATCCGCATAGATGCCGGCCATCTCCCAATTGGGGTTGGCGCTGATGAGCTCGGTATAATACTGGATTTGGTTTTCGTAGCTGGTCAGTTGTTCCTCATCATCCGTGCTGACCCGGCAGTAGGCCGCTACCCGCAGGGGCTTACTGCTGCCATCTTTTGTTTGTGTTTTCTTGGGCTTGGCCGGGATTATATTCACCGTTTTTGCCATTCTGCCGCTGCTCCTTTCGCTCAGATATCAAAATGGACGCTTCCCGCGTCCACCTGATTGCTTTGTATTGGTTTGTTGGCTGCCCGGATCGCTTCGTATTTATCCAAGGCGCATTGGAATATCATCTTCCGCAACCGCTCCGGCTCCAGCACGGGTTTTCCCAATTCCTGCTTGATCTGGTTTTCCAACCGGGTGGCGTTCAGGTCGGTAACGGTTTGTATGATATCGAGAGAAAACTTTGGGCTGTCCGGTATGCGTGGCTTGGTCGCAGCCTGTAGGGGCGCCTTGCTTTTCCGCTTGGCGTCCACAGCCTGGAACAGGCTTTCCGGGATGATGGCAGGGTATCCTTTTGTTCCGGTATACCGATTGTTTTCAAGCATGCGTTTCACCATGTGCTTGTTCCAAACTGGCGTATCCTTATGGTAGCGGACACCGCTGCATTGAAGCAGACCTGCGATATTCGCATATGAGCCGCCAGCGGCATATTCCTCGAATGTCCTTTTCACGATTTCCGCTTCCTGCGTATCCAGGACAATTTCTCCATCTTGCAGGCGATATCCAAAGGGCAAGTATCTATTCTTTGCCATCTTCGATACCCTCCCATCCAGTCAATTCCAGACCGTTTATCAGCCGGAATATGATGCGCTTGTTTTTGTTGACCAGCACTTTTTCTGCTATATTGGAGAACACATCCCCTTCTTCTAAAGAGGAAAGGTTATCCGGGGCAGCCTTCAGGGTTTCAATCAGCCGCTCGGTTTTTTCGAGGGCTTCCCCATCGTCCTTGGTTATCCCCTTCACGAGCTGCTGGCGCTTCTTTTGAACCTCATCCAGTTGTGCATTCATCACATTCGCTTTTTCATAGTAGGATTCAGTGTCAAGGAAATTCATGCTGTGCAGCTTACTTGCGGCATGGAGTTGATCGGTCAATTTCAGAATCTGGGCGTTCAGCGCATTGATATCCTCATTCTGGAGGATGGCACGTTCTCCCAAGAGCCGGAGCTGGTTTGCCATGGGAATCAATATGCTATCAAGATTGGATTTGATTATCCGATATACAAGCAGGAAAGCCATGTGGACTTTGGTTTCAGCAACCGGCAATGTTGCGCATTCCTTGCTATTTCGGTTATGTTTTCTGCAAACCCAGCTTACATTGCCAGCTGCAGATACTTTCCGTTTCATCGATGAACCGCATTCTGCACATCTGAAACGATCATGCAGCACCGTCTTTTTAGCACATTCGCTGGCATTAAGATTGCGTTGTTCCCGCAATCTCTGCGCTTTTTCATACATGGCAATCGGAATGATTGCCGGATGAGAATTTTCAACAAAGTATTGAGGGACTTCACCTGTATTTCTTATTCTTCGTGTGGGTAATGTTTGCGAAGTGTATCGTTTCTGAACCAATGAATTTCCAGCATAGCGCTCATTGGACAGAATATATCGCACATGATTTTCGATCCATTTTCTTTGCCCGGCCATGCTGGACTTTAACCGGCTCGTAATCTCTGTTGGCCCAACGCCATTGAGATAGCTCTCAAAAATCCAGCGTATGATCTCCGCTTCCGGTTCATATATCTCGAGGCTTCCATCTTTCCACCTGTAGCCATAGGGCGCAACCGTCCCAATAAACTCCCCGGCCTTCATGCGCTTTTCATAACTCCAGCGCATATTGCCGGATATGGAGGTGCTTTCCTCTTGGGCGATGCTGCCGAAGATGGCCAGCATGAGTTCGCCGGAGAGCCCGCCGGTGTCCAAACCTTCTTTCTCGAAGTAAATGGAAACGCCCAGGGCTTTCAGCTCCCGGACGTATTCGAGGCATTCCACCGTATTCCTTGCAAAGCGGGATATGGACTTGGTGAGGATGCGTTTGACTTTCCCCTGCTTGCAGTCCTCGATCAGCCGCAGGAATTCCGGCCGCTTATGGGCGCTGGTTCCCGATATGCCCTTATCGGCATAGATACCTGCCAGCGCCCATTGCTCGTTGCTCTCGATCTGCCGGGTATATTCTTTCACCTGGGCGGCAAAGGAGTTGCGCTGATCCTCCGAGTCCGAGCTGACCCGGCAGTAAGCCGCTACCGGCATTTTGTCCGCCAGAGCGCCTTTTGTCGCCTGTATCACCCTGATCTTCGGCATCCGCGCACCTCCTTTCCCTTTTTTCAAGAAGCAATCATACCATAAGGTTTTTGACATATCCACGGTAAAGAATGTAGACAAACCGTGGCATTCAACCGATGCATCCCACCGTAAAGCGGCGCTGGATCAGTAGGTCGGCGGCAGTGCGCATTTCATCGTCTGTCAGCTTTCCGGCCGCATGCAGCCGGTCCAGGCACCTGCGCACCATATAAAAGCACAATTCCTGCTCCATGTTATTCCTCTCCTTCGCTGTGGTAATAGTTGTCGTCCTTTCTGTCCTTGAGGAATGAAGAAACTACCTCGATGTTATTGGTGGCCGGCATGTCCGGCAGCGCTTCCCGCACCGCCCGGTGATAACCCCGCCCGATCCCGGCTCTGCCGTCCAGAATGGAGATCACGCAGGTATCGTCCTCCCGGCGAATACCACGGCCAAATCCCTGCAGGAGTTTAATCAGCATCTGAGGCAGACATACCGCCGCAATGTATTCTTTCTGGCTCATATACCGACCCCGCTGTGCGTCCGAGAACGGGGTGCGCATAGGAAAGGGCAGCTTATAGATAATCAGAGAGGACACGATATCTCCCGGAAAGTCCATCCCCTCCCAGGCGTTGGTGGCCAGGAGGACGCCGTTGCTGGAATCCCGAAACGCCTGCAGGATGGAGTCGTTCCGTTTGTTGAGGGCAAACAGCGGATAGCCGAGATCCGCTTCTTTCAGCAGGCCGTATGCCCGCTGCATATCCGAATATGCCGTGAACAGGATCAGGGTATGGCCATGGGTTACCTTTATCAATTCTTTGATTTCCTGTATTGCCGCATTGCGGTATCCTTCATCGTCCCTGCAAGAAGGCATTTGCCGGGGAAAGTACAGAAGGCAGTTCCGCCCGTAATCATACGGGGAGGGGATAATCACTTCGTCCAGCGGCTTGGCGATCCGCTTTAAGCCCAGCTGGTGCTTCACATATGCAAAGCTGTCCCGGACGGCCAGGGTGCCGGAGGTCATGATCACACCAAACTCCGGCTGCTCCCAGAACAGGGCCCTCATCTGCGGCTGAATGCCCAAAGGGATTGCGGAAAAGGATGGCGCACCATCCTTACCGAAACGGAGGCTGCATAGATAGTTGCCGTTTCCGTCGTGGAAGGGCTTGAGCGTAGTCCCGATCTTATGTACCAGGTACCTCATGGAGAAGTCGTTGTGCTGATCCATATAATCCTGGGCTTTCTGCAATGCCTCCAGACACGCCTGAAGCACTTTCTTCTGTTCGGCATCGGGTTCGCAGGCCGCTTCGGTTTCCGGTTCTCCCGTGAACATGGAGAACAGTTCCTGAAAGGTTTTTCGCTCTTTGGGGCTTACCCCCAAGCGGATTTGAAGTAACCGCATGAGTTCTTCCACATCCTCTTTTCCGAATTGGTATCCGCACATCTCCCGCGCTGTTTCTTCAAACTTGTGGGCCTCATCTATGATAACCGCCCGGTAATCCGGCAGCATAGGCGCATACCCCCTGTGCCGGTTCAATGCGTCCGCCATGTAGTAGTTATGGTTGCACACATGGAACAGGGCGCTGCTTTTCTGCTTTTCCCGGTACAGGTCCATATACCGGCAGGCGTCCACGCGGGGGCATCTGCCGGGGCAGGCGTCCGGTACACAGACGTGCGCACGGTCAAAGCCGGACAGTTTTCCCACCGTATCCATATCGGGCTCCTGCAGCAGCCGCAGCAAGGATTGGGATTTTTCGTAGTTTTTAAAGGCCATGTTCAGGTTCCCAATGCGCTGCTGCACCCGAAGGGGGCAGGCATAGTTGCCTTTACCCTTGCGGAGTATGCCTGTGAAGGGGGAAGAAATGACGCCCGCTTCATGCAGGGCAGCGCTGAGAAAGGGGATGTACTCCTTCAGGATCGCCTTTTGAAGCTGAATGCTGGAGGTGGCGATCACAAAGGGCGTCCTGCTTCCGTCCTCGCTTTCCATGAGACGGTATTCGTTCAGGATCACCGCAGCGATGAGATAGGCGTCCGTTTTCCCAACGCCTACCGCCGCATTGCCGAGGCAAATACTGCGGGAATACAGGGAATCAAAAATGTGATGGCAAAGGTCGATCTGTCCTTCCCGGACAGCACGGCCATATTTCGGCAGTATTTCACGAAATACACAGTTGATGGCGTTATGGGCTTTTTCGATTGTGGGGTTTTGATATTCTGTCATAGTATTGTTCTCTCTTTCCTTTTGTTGTACGATCATGCCGCAGGGAGAAGCCCTCCCTGCGACAGAATCCTGTTTTGTTGCTCATACCGTATTTGCAGCCCGCCCCCCGGTAGTTGGGAACACCACAGGTTCGCCGTGACGAATGGCGGTGATCGCGCCGCTCCCGGAACCTTTAGGCTCACAGCCCCGGCAGTGCGCGCCTCTCTGACGTGGAGGCCATACAGGATGATCTCATCTGGACCGGGTCGTGGCGGATGAGGAGTCACCGCATCCTGTGGACGAAACGGTATCGCTCGTCCCGCAAAGGGAGTCATGGCGCAATCGTCCACTGCTCGCCGGGCCAGAGGCCCCTGTGGTGCTGGGTATTCGGTTGTCAAGGAGCGCGAGGGGGAAATTTACCCCTTCACCTTCCAACCGAAAGAACAGGGGGGTGTACGAAAATCAGGACAAAATATTTTTGAGTTTTTTTAGAACCTGCTGTAGCCGGTAATGCTGTGTCATAACGGGAATGCCCTTGCTTCGGCAATACTCGCGCAAAGAAATGCCTTCAAAGTACAGCGCCCGGATGAACTCCCGCTCGGATTCCGTGAGCTGCTCCAACGCTTCCGGTAGCAGGCACAGCAGGGACGCCTGCTCCCTCTCCGTTTCCACAGCGATAAGAATGCTTTCTGGGTTGTCGGGCAAATACGGGATGGTATCTTCATCTGCTGCCAGTCCTTCCAGGGAGACGCACATATCCGACTCCACTTCCACAAGATACCGTTCCCGGCGTTCCATTTTCGTATATATGCGGTATAGGGATTCTTCGACTTCGACATCCATTCCGTCCACAGTAATCAGGTAGCGAGTCCCCTCCGGGCCTTTCTCCTGGCGATAGTTGACATTCTCTTTCCAATATTCCATTTTTCTGACCTCCGAATTTCTGAGTTTTTGTGCGGGGAAACTCGAAACTCGGAGGTCAGGGATAACGGGCTATGGCTGCCTGCCAAGTGGCAATATACATAAAAAGTCCTTCCCAGCTGGCGAAGCCGGAAAGGACGAGAAAAGGGCCGCATGACTTGAGACTTTTTTGTACCGAAAGACCACCAGGCAGCTAATCTGGTTCGTCATACGGCACGGGAGTCTCGCGTCTGCGGCCCCAAGCACAGCTTATCTTCAATATTCGGTTGTTACGGGCAATGCGCCCGCTCATGCGCTATTGAGCTTTGCGCATCCTCCGCATACTCAATACGTCAAATACGGTTTCATTCCCACAGAGCTTGCATTTGCTCTGGACATGGCCCCGTGTATCTTCAAACACAACGATGGTATTGTGGTGGCAGTAGGGGCAGCGGATTTTCCTCTGTTTCTGAGAAGCTACTGCCGCCCGTGCCCTGCGCACTTTCATCATTAGTTCCGGGGAAGGGACAGCATAATTCATATGGCCATCGCCTCCATTTCCCGCTCGGATAGGATATCTACCGTTAAATCTTTCAGATACCCCAGGCGTTCCAGCCGGATTTTTGCCGCCTTTATGGATGTGTGGAAAAACCCACTCACATATTGGATAATGGCAGCATCCTGTTCGGTACACTCATCGAAATAAAGGGATATTTTCCGGCCCCTGAGTAGCGGCTCCACCAGCAGAGACACATCCCGCCTGGGCATGATGAGGGCGGCGCCGAGCGCATTGGCCTGCCACTCATTCCAGTCCTCCTTGGTCTTGAGTTCTCTGGCGGTGTAGCTCTTTTTATCCGCATACATCCTGCGGCAAGAAGCCTTGCCCTCGTCCGGCTCCATGTAGTACAGAAGCTGGTGGGCACATTCGTGGGCCAGTGTGAACCGACGCTTTCCGCACAACCTTTGAATATTGCCGGGCTGGAAAAAGCTGATATCCAGAAACACCTCATTCTGTCTTACTGGTATTCTGACCATATATCCGTAGATACTGGTTTCCAGCTCGGTTTCACTGTATGCGGTGATCCCACAGATACTTCCGTCTGAGCATAACCTCTCCGCCTTGACTGTCAGATTCAGGTAATCGACAGCAAGTTGTTCGATTGGCGTGGGGTGGGGTTCCTTCGCTTCGGCTGTATTGCCATAGAATTCAGCGTTAAAATCATGCATGACAGTGTCTGCAATTTTTTCGATATCCCGATATGATAAATACATGGGTTTCCTCCTTTATCCGGCACAGATCTTCCGGTGCATATAGGCGTCCAGCACGGCCACCACTTCATTGATAGTGACGAACCGCTGGTTCAGGGGCATATATAACTGCCCGTCCACATCCTGGTAGATAGGGACTATCGTCCTCCTGGATTTTTCAGCGTTATATGTGAGCTGCTTTCCTTCAAAACTGACTTTCTTTTCTGCGTACATAATTCCCTCCTGTTATACATACATGACTGCGGGCATGGCGATCCGTTCCCGCTCTTTGTTTCGTTTCAGCTTGGCGTTCATGGTAGAAGCGATAAATATGGATTCATCGCCGAAGCGCCGGTGTAGATCATCTACCGTCCGTTCCAGGGCCTCAACCCTCTGATGCTGCTCATATTCCCCGAAGAGATCGAGCTGGTATGGCAGCTTCTCACCGATCAGGTTGATGGCCCGGATACTGACTGCCCGGATGGGCTTATACCAGGTGTACCGGGCAGCAAACAGTTCCATGGCCCTGTCCACCATCTCTTTCCAGCTTTGGGTGGGATAGGATAGTTTACATTGGAACTCCCTCGAATAGAGATCGTTGTCCCGGACGGAGAGCTGGACACCCGTGGCCTTTAATCCGGCTTTCCGAAGCTGCTTCGATACACGTGGAGCCAATGTGAGCAGCACATTTTTTACCTCGGTATTGTTCAGCAAATCCGCAATACAGGTGATCCCGTGGCTTACGGATTTGATAGGGGCTACATATCCATCCGGGGCTACACGGGAGCTGTCTACGCCGTTGGCAAATTCACACAGCTTCAGGCCGTGGACGCCCAGCCAGGATTTCAGTACCTTTGGGTCGCAGTTGGCGATGCCGCCGATGGTGGTAATGCCGCGGGCGGCCAGTTTCTTTGTGGTGGCAGGGCCTACGCCGAATAGCTCGTTTGCGTTGAGAGGCCACACCTGTGTCTTGTAGCTCTCCCTGGTGATGCAGGTGATGGCGTCCGGCTTCTTCATGTCTGATCCCAGTTTGGCGAATATCTTGGTAAAGGACACCCCGATGCTCACGGTCAGCCCCAATTCCTCTTTGGTGGCCTGCCGGATTTCCTCCGCTATGGAGAGAGGGGTTCCGTAGCGGGAGCTGCCGGTAATATCCAGCCAGCACTCATCCATGCCCAGCGGCTCTATGAGATCGGTATACCTGCCGTATATCTCATGGGCCAGGGCTGAGAAGCGCACATACTGCTCATATTGGGGCGGCACGATAATCAAGCCGGGGCAGCATTGCCGTGCCTCCCAATTTGCCATGCCGGTCTTTACGCCGCTGCGCTTGGCCAGCTCCGATTTTGCCAGTACGATGCCATGCCGGGTTTCCGTGGAACCGCACACCGCTATTGCCTTCCCTCGCAGGGAGGGATCAAGCATCTGTTCAACGGACGCATAAAAGGCATTCATGTCGCTATGCAAAATTGCTCTCATCCAGACTCACCTCCTTTGTGAAAATCATTATATATCTGCATAGGACATAAAAAACACCCTACAAGTGTTCGTATTTAGATATTTTTATTGATTTTTTGTGTTGGCCCTTGTAGAATAGAGGCACTGGAGGTGATTTTTTATATGATCCCTATCGGGAATACCTTACGAGAGCTACGTCAAAGCATAGGCTATCAGCAGGCAGATGTGATCGGAATGCTTGCAGACATAGGAATTGTTGCAAAGCAGCCAATGGTAAGCAGGTGGGAAAACAATCGCAACCTGCCCACAGTTGAACAGTTTGTTGGGCTATGCAAACTGTATGGCGTGAAAGATGTTTATAAGGTTTTTGTGGAGCAGGACTTTTCCGAGCTTGTTTTTGAATTGAATAAAGAAGGTCGAGATAAGCTGGAGGAATATAAGGAGCTTTTGATTGCAAGCGGAAAATATGCGCCTGTGCAGACTGACCGGAAGGTGATTCGGTTCCCCGACAGGACGCTGCCTCTGTTCAGCATAGGTGCTTCTGCCGGTACGGGCCAGTTCCTGGATTCTTCCGATTACGAGATGGTAGAGGTGCCGGATGACGTCCCCATCAGCGCAACCTTCGGCCTCCATGTCAGCGGTGACAGCATGGAGCCCACGCTGGAGGATGGAGAACTGATTTGGGTACATCAGCAGCCTTTTCTTGATGATGGGGATATCGGGATTTTCTACATTGACGGGAATGCCTATGTGAAGGAATACAGGCGGACGGTTGATGGCATTCTTCTCATATCCCACAACGAGAAATACAAGCCGATCCGGGTTTCCGCCGACAGCGAAAACAGGATTTACGGCAAAGTAGTCTACCCGGTGTAAGGTAGCAGAGCTGGCAGAAATACCGTTATGAACGATTTTTGAAGGAAAGGGGTGTACACATTGAAGGGAAATGTGGAGCTGACAAAGAGGGAAAAGGATGTTTATAACTATGTGGTGGCGTTCAGGAAAGAGAAGCATTTCTCTCCGAGCTTGCGGAAGATAGCGGCTGGGATTGGGCTGCATTCCGTATCCACGGTAGCCGCCCATGTCCACAAGATTGCGGACAAGGGCTGGTTTCTGCCTTACGATGGGACACCCTATTCCATTGTGCCGGTGACCAATACGAAGGTCTGATAAGGAGCGGAAATGGAATACAGAAAAGTATATGTTGAGGTCGTTGCATCCTTCCGGGAGGACGGCCTCTTGCTTCCCCGCGAGATCGTATGGGAGGATGGACGCAGATATAAGATCGACCGGGTATCCGCTATGCAGCCAGGCGCGTCCATGAAGGTGGGTGGTCAGGGGGACAGGTATACAATCTGGCTCAATGGTCAGCAGCGATATCTGTTTTTCGAACGCAATGCCTCCCTGCGAGGAAATCACTTTGGGCGGTGGTTTGTGGAAGCAGCGAGGTAAACTGATAGAAACAAAAATCCTTTCCGGTTGATATGCCGGTCAAACAGCCTGTATCGGCAGGGATGAATTCTCAAATCGAATTTATTCAAGATCGGAGAGATTTAGTTTTGCAAACAGGGCTCCCAATGATGTCGTCGAGGTTTCCTTTGTATCTTCAGAGGTATAATACTTGCTCAGCTTAAAATCTTTATCGGTATTCATTTTAATGAATAAGAGTGCGGTATTGTAAGCATCCGCAAACCCATCATGTTCGTTCTCGTCAAAATTGATGTCAGCGATTCGAAGCGCTTCAGATAACCGATACACTTTGGTGTCGGCCTGCATTTTTTCACTGAACATTGCCTGGCAATCAAGCCAGGTATCAAAGAGCGGTGATAATGCAGGGATATGGAGCGCTTTACAATTCAGTTCGGATTCAATCTGCTGTTTATCGGTTTCACTCCAGGAGATAATGGTGGTGTCGTCTGGAAGCCAGGATAAAAACAGGTGCAGCGCTTCTTGTATGGATGGAGCGTCTTTTACGTCATTTGCACCAATGCCGGTGAGTTTTTCTATAAAATCGTCAATTGTCCCGAACTGTGGGCAAACATAAGTGGAAAACCTGTCGGAAATATGATAGGAGTTGTCGATCAAAACAGCGCCTATCTGTATGATTTCATTATGCAATTCAATATGATCAGGCTGCAACACCCTTGGGATTCTGCACATTTCGAGATCGATCATCGCGTAATTACTCATCGTCACCCTCACAAAGTCGGAACTTACAATTTGTACAGCGTTGGTGCATGGATCAGAACCATTGAAGCTTATCTGAATATACCACATATTTCATCTAAATGCGATTCATACGGACAATAAGTTCAGCAGCTTTGCAAATGTAGTGGCCTCACACAATTTTTGGTAAACTGGAAACAACGCACAATGAATGCGATATCCCAACAGATAGAGGGATTTTGCTTTCAGATGCTGCTGTAGTTACATTGTTTGTGTCGAGAAGAAAATATTAATATCTATAAACTCGATTTTTCAATCTGTATCTTAGAGTGAACGATTGATAACATAGACAACGTCTGCTATAATTAATACATAAATGTATCTATCAGAGGTGCGCAATGAAAATCAGTTATAAGAAGCTATGGGTACAACTCATTGAAAGAGATATTACGAAGGTTGCCCTAAAACGTGATTTGGGGATTTCGGCAGGAACGATGAGCAAGCTGAACAAAGGCGAGGAAGTTTCGCTTTCCATTCTGCTGAGAATTTGTGATTACCTAAACTGTGATATAATGATCTTAAGAATCAGTTGCAGCTTGCTTATGAGGGAGACAGCTCCCTGCTCGATAGCAAGCTAAAAACCACGCACTCCATCGATGATATATTCCGCAATGCGCAGAAAGCATTTAATATGTGGAGCAAATGGGAACCAACCGAACGCACCACCGATCAACTTCTCAAAATGCTGGACTTCGACTTCTTTGAAGTGCTGGACAGCGTGACCATTGCCCGTTCCCGCAAGCATATCGAAAAATATTATGATACTGCCGATATAGGTAAATTCCCTGAAAGGCTGAAACCGAAATCCCACAGGCCGCACCTGACGGACTTGAAGGACGCCATTAGCTACAATGAGATTTTTGAACAGCTTACTAAGCTTAACCTTGACATCTACCGTCCTTCTCATTACATTCTTCCAAGCCGCATGGACAAGTATGCTTCCCTTTGGGGCGATGGCAGCGAGAAAATAGGCTTCAACCACATGGGTCGTGAACTTGGTGTTCGCCGTTTGATGGCTATCAACCTCATGAAGCGTATGGAGAGCTCGGTCTATTCCTTTAATCTTACATTGCGTCGCATTAAGGAGCTGATCGGCTCGACCATCGAGAACATAGACGAATATGAAAGCACCGCGGGCAAAACGATTAGCCTCACGGATATTTCCGATGCAGATGAATATGATCTTGACGATCAGAACAACGAAGATTTCGCTGCCTTCGGTAAAAAAGTGCAGATTGACCTTGGGGATATGGATCGTATCTCATGGCGCGCCGCACTTGCCGCAGATCAGGAAGTCCTGGAACTTTTGACGCTGCTTGTATCGGATATTACCCCCGAATACGACAATAAGCTGCAAGTGCTGTTGACGGACTTGGCTAATAAGATCAACAACCCTATCAATCCGGGCAACAAAAAGGTCATTATCTTCACGGCCTTTGCTGATACCGCTATGTATCTCTATGAAAACGTGAGCGAGTACATCTGGAAAAAGTTCAAACTGCATACTGCCGTTATCACCGGTTCGGTTGATGGACGCACCACAGCAAAACTCAAAAAGGCAGATATGAATACCGTCCTTACCTGCTTCTCTCCACGCTCTAAGGACAGAGATATGTTTGAGGACTTCCCCAAGGCGGATATAGATATTCTGATCGCTACTGACTGTATCTCGGAAGGCCAGAACTTGCAGGACTGCGATTATCTGATCAACTACGATATTCATTGGAATCCCGTGCGGATCATCCAGCGTTTCGGGCGCATCGACCGTATCGGTAGCCGCAATACCTATATCCAGCTTGTCAACTTCTGGCCAGATATTACGCTGGATGAGTATATCAACCTGAAATCCAAGGTCGAGACCCGCATGAAGATCGTGGATATGACTGCTACAGGGGATGATAATATTCTTTCTGATGAAGAAAAGCATGACCTTGAATACCGCAAAGCGCAGCTTCAGCGTTTGCAAGAAGAGGTCGTGGATATTGAAGAAATGTCTTCCGGCATATCCATTATGGATTTGGGCTTGAACGAGTTCCGCTTAGATCTTCTTGAATATATCAAAGAACATCCCGAACTGGAGCGTACCCCCATGGGGCTCCATGCTGTTGCACCCGCAAGCGCGGATTGCCCGCCCGGCGTCATCTATGTGCTGAAAAACCGTTCCGAGAGCATCAATATCGACAATCAGAACCGGCTGCACCCCTTCTATATGGTTTATATCAGCGAGGAGGGCGAAGTCATCTGCGACTACTTGCAGCCCAAGAAGCTGCTGGATACTATGCGTTATGTCTGCCGTGATAAGGACGAGCCTATCCCGGAGCTGTATCAGCGGTTCAACGAAGAAACGGACGATGGGCGTAATATGGGCGAGATTTCTGAGCTGCTTGGCGATGCGATCAATTCCATCATAGACGTAAAGGCAGAAAGCGACATTGACAGCCTGTTCCGCGCAGGAGGTACATCTGCGCTCATGTCGGATGTGAAGGGCTTGGAAGATTTTGAACTGATCTGCTTCCTTGTGGTGAAATGATGGACGGTAAAGAGAAAAAACGAGATATCGTGACCCAGATGGTGGATGGTATCATAGGCAAAGAAAAGGATTTGCCTAAAACGACCGGCGAGAAAGCGCAGCATGAAGAAACGCGCCAACGGCTTTCCGGCCGGGCATGGGAATATCTCATGTTTATGGATGATGAAGACGAGTAAAAGGTGGGATCAATATGCTTGGATTGCCTCAGTCCACAGAGTTTAACCGAAGAATACCGAAACAGAAGTTTTATGAGAAGCTGGAGGTTTCTCCTGCCGTAAAGCGCGCCTTTGTGGAACAGATCAAGATCATCTATTGGCGCAACAAGCTCGCGCCTACCACCCTCAACATTGCTCCCGGACAGGCTGTAACGGAGATCGAGGTTTTGGAGATCAGGCTGAATCAGCCGCAGCTTGATGAAGCTGTTCTTAGACAGATAGACAAGGAACTGTATTATCACCTCCTGTTTGTCCTCTCCTTTGAAGGCAGGGTTCAGGCTTGGACGGGTTATAAGGAATCGGCTGATAACGGAAAGACGGCTTTCAAGGTAAACAAGTATTATCACACGGACTGGATGCCCGAAGATGAGCTAATCCTGAAAATAGAAGGTCTGAACATGGATGTGGTTTGGGAGAACTTCATCATTCAGGTAGGCGGTGTAGAGTTAGAACAAGGTAATGACCTTGCCGAACAGATCGAGCTGGATGAGCGCAGGGCGAAGTTCGCAAGGGAGATCGAGAAGCTGGAAAAGCTGGCGCGGAGAGAGAAGCAGCCGAGGAAGAAGTTTGAACTGGTGCAGAGGATAAATAGACTCAAAGCGGAAATGGAGAATTCATATGATTGATGCAATTAACCGCGCGGCAGAAGCAATTGAAAGATCAAACAACAGTATAGATTATACTGCGATTGTTTCGGCAGTATGTTCTGTTATTTCTCTTGTTCGCAAGCAAACAATCAGATCTCCCTACTAAAAGGATCACATGACACAATGGAACTTCTCGATTTAATCAGGGATCATGTACCGGAAGGGTGTTCATTTTTAGATTTTGTTGAAAAGATTTCTGTCAGCGAATCTTTTGTTGCAGCATATAAAAGCCGTTTTTTTACAAATGAAGTTATCGTTGATGAAACGGTGATAGAGCTTGTAAAAGAGGTTTGCAGCCTTGACTTTTCTAAAGAGAAACCATTGTGCCGAGGATTAGACGGATTTTCGTTGAATTGCCGTATTGCAGCGCAACAAAATGAATTGCATTTATGGTGTTGTTTTTATGAAGAATATTATCTGTCGGTAGGAAGGCTCGCCAACTGGCTTTTAGACGTTGCCGAAGCACCAAATGATAGCCATTGTAGGTTTCATTTGATTAAGCGTCCGAGATGAAATAAACTCAAGGAAGATCAATAAGCCCGCCCATAGGAATGCACTTGCCACTTGCCGCCGCCAAGCCCCCACAGTTCCCGGACGATGACGCATCCCTTGGAAGAGCTTGCCTCGATCACCCGGTTGTCCCCGATATAGACGCCCACATGGTGGATTTCATTCCACCTCCCGCAATCACAGGTTGTCTTTGACCAAAAGACGAGGTCGCCGGGAGCCAGTTCGGAGTGGCCAATGTTCAAGCCATTGTTCGCACAGTATTGCGCCTGGGCCACGGAGGTGCCGGGGATAGAGATTCCCGCCTGCCGGTACGCCCACTGTACCAAAGAGGAGCAATCCACATAATTGCCCTCGCCGCGATGGTCCTGGGAATAAGGATGTCCGAGGCGGGTCAGGGCTGCGGTGACAATCTCTGTGCCTTTTTCGCCAACGGGCAGGCCGGAAACGATGTCCGTAATGCTCCCTTCAAATCCGCCCAACAGATCCACACCAACAAGCTCCGCATACATGGGGAGCATCTGCGGTTCCATCATAGCGGCAAGGGCTTCCCGCTGGTCATCCGTAAATCTGTAATACTCGGCCCCGGCAAGGTGATCCATGCTGTTCACCGACACGGTGATAATGAGCTTTCTATAAGGCTCCGCTTCTTCGGTATCTTCATCTCCCACCTGGGCGCCCGCGCCCTCGGTTTCAATGACTTCGGTATCATATTCCATGGTATTCATGGCAAGGAAGGTTTCCCGGAGTTTTTCTATCTTCTCCGGGGTCACTTCCAGCACATCCATGGGGTTTTCCTCGTCCATGGTCACCCGCACCGCATACACGGCGATCACATCGTTCCAGTTGATAAGATAATCGCTATCGCCGTCCATATCCCCGGCATACCGCACAACAATCTCATCGTAGTCCCCGGTGGAGAGCCGGGCGATCTCCATATCTATGCCTGCCCGGAATTCTGTATCGATTTCCAAAATGGCCGCTGTCATGGGATTACCGTCCTCCGTTTCGTTGGAGGCAAACACGCCAAAGCAGGCGCAGAGGATCACGGCCACCAGCGCCACGGCCAATATAATCACAACAGCCACCCAACCGCCTGCGGCTATGGCCGCAATCAGCCCCTTCACAGCGGCGATCAATGCCTTGATCAATGCGGCGGCAGCTTTTGCAGCGGCCTTGGCAGCCGCCACCGCAGCTTTGGCGGCTGCCTGGGCTGCGCAGGCCGCAGCCTGGGCCATCCTGACAGCAGCCTGTGCTGCCCGTTGGGTTGCCTTTGCCGTCACCTGGGCTGTCCGTTCCGCTACCTTCACGCTCTTGCTTGCGGTTTTTACGGCAACACGGGATGTTTTGACCGCGCCCTTTTGCGCTGTTTTTACTGCGCCTTTGCGCATCGTCTTTACGGTGCTTTTCTCGGCTGTTTTCACAGTACGCTTCCCGGCCTGCCGAACAGACTTGGAAGCAGATTGCTCCATATGCCTTGCAACACGGGCGGATCGGTTGGGATAGTTGGATGGCCTTGGGGCGTCCGGGGCTTTTGCCGGGGCTTCTATCGCTTTCCCCTTTGTAGGAGCAGGCTTTTTCTCTACATGAACGCTCTTTTTTTGTATTTCCTTTGGAGCAGATGCTTCCCCTTGAGAGTGGATATAGCTGTCCTTGGTCTTGATCCGCTCGGCGCCCTCCGGCCTCTGCCGGGGCGATTTGTCCGGGGTAGGATCGGGGTTTTCGTCCATAGGCCGATCCTGCGGCCCATCGGTACGGAGTTCCGAAAAGGAGCGGCCAGATTGGGGTTCTTGGGGCGAAGGGTTGCCGTTGCCCGGTTCCTGGGCGTTTGGCCCGTCCTCCCGCTGGCGTACCCGCTCTATGCGCTCCTTGATCTGCTCGGCAGCTTTATCCTTTACGGAGCTGCTAATCTCCCGGATACCATCCGCCGCACGGTCTGCAACATATTGCGCGCTGTCCTCAATGGTATCCCCGCCATAACTTTCGGGGGAAACATCCCGGCCTGCGGCTTCCCGCATCTGCATTTTCACCCGCTGGGCCGTGGTTTCGGTACCCCTCCGGGCAAGGTCTTTTGTCTTGGGCTTAGGCAATGTATCACCTCATTTCCGGGAACGGAAAGAAGGCCCCCAAGCGGGAGCCTTCTGCCGTTGTGGTATGGTTACGCAAAGTTCTCATTGGGCCGGGTGGTCATGAGCCTATACAGGGAGTCGTGGGGATAATTGTCCATGAACGGTACGATGGCCGCACCGCATTTCAACAGCCCGCGCCCGAAATCCACATTGGTGATGTAGGAGAGCTGGTTGTCCGAAATGTTCAGGAGCTTGGCCAGCTCCAGCCGATCCGTCCCCGCCTGATTCAGCATGAGAAGGAATTCAGAGTTTGCCAGCATGGTTCTTGCCGTATGGCTCTGGAGCAGATCGGATACATTCTGGGTAATGCCCATGCAGGAAGCGTTATACTTTCGCACCCGCTTCCACAACGTAAACAAAAAGTTCGCGCTGTACTCATGCTGGAACAGGATATAGATTTCATCGGCATACACCCAAGTCCTGCGGCCCTGGGTACGGTTGCGGATGATCCTGTTGAAGATGGAGTCCAGCACCACCAGCATGCCAACGGGCAGGAGCTGCTTGCCAAGATCACGGATATCGTAACAGAGGATGCGGCTGTTGGTATCCACATTGGTGGGCTTAGCGAAGGTGTTCAGGCTGCCCTCGGTGAAGAGTTCGATTGCCAACGCCACATCCGCGGCCTCCGGTTCCGGCTGGCGAAGAAGCTCCGCATGGAAGTCCTGTAGAGTAGGAACATTGCCCCGGTAGCCGCTGCGGATATAGTCCGAATACACCTTTGCGGTGCAGCGGTCAACCAGGGATTTTTCCTTTGCGGAGAGCTTACCCGATCCCACCAGCTGCTCACAGAGAGAGAGCAGGAATTCAGACTTGAGGACAACAGGGTTTTCGCCGTCCCCATATCCCGCCTCCATATCCATGGCATTGATATGATTGGGACTGGTGGCGGAGATATGGATCACTTCGCCGCCCAGACCGTTCACCAGCGAGTGATATTCGCGCTCCGGGTCTATAACGATGATATCATCATTGCTCGACAGGGCAATGTTGGCGATCTCCCTTTTCGCCGTAAAACTCTTACCGGAACCCGATACCCCAAGGATGAACCCGTTGCCGTTCAGGAGGCTCATCCTGTCGGCAAGGATCAGGTTTTTGGAAATTGCGTTTTGCCCATAGTATACCCCTCTGGGGTCCTGTATCTCCTGGGCCTTAAAGGGCATGAGGACAGCAAGGGCTTCCGTGGTCAGGGTGCGCAGGGCGTCAATCTTGCGAAGGCCCAGGGGCAGCGCCGTGTCCAGCCCTTCCCGCTGCTGCCAGTTCAGGACGCCCATCTGACACAGGTGCTTCCGGGCAATGGATTGAAGGGTTTCGGTATCGCTATCCAGTTCTTCCTTCGTATCCGCCAGATGTACCAGCGTCACCACGGCGAACATGAGCCGCTGGTCGCGGGTGGTGAGATCGTCCAGCATCTCACGGGTTTCCTTGCGCTGCTGCTCCAGATCGTAGGGAACCACGGCGGTGTAGTTGTTGTTCTGATTCTGCCGCCGCTGCCAATTGGTCACGTTGGTTTCTACCCCTAAGAGCTTGTTCTGCATCTCCCGGACGGCCTCGTCCGTAGGGACGGGGATCACATCGATGGAGAGCATGAGGTTGCGGTTGAGCTCGGTGAGCTCGGAGATCATGGAGTCCTTGATATAGCTGGCGTACTCCTTGAGGAACAGCACCCGGCCATATTTATTGCCCATGATGAAGTGATCCTTTTTGTACTCCATGCTGTCGGGGCCGATGGTATCGAGGAAGGAATGCCCCTTACGCATGGCGTTCCTTGCCTCGTAGCGGAACAGGGTTTCCTCTCCGGTACGGTAAAAATCATGCAGGCAACGAAGCCGATCCACAGCGTCCAGTTCCTCCGGGCGGGACGCAAGGTGGGAAAGCCGTGTGAAGATATCCCCGGTGATCCGGGCGAAGAAGGTGCGGGCTTCCTCGATGTTTTTCTTATGCACCGAGACGGTGATGTACCGTTCCTGCACGATGCTGGAAGCGCCGGTGACCTTGGATACCAGCATCTCATTGTAGTCCTTGCGGTATCCGTCCAGATCGTCCCCACGCAGGGGGATGAGGATGGAGCCCTCGAAGTCCTGCCGGTTGATCCGCTTGTTGTTGATGGTGATCTTGGGGGTAGCCCCGGTGTCCAGGGCGTTGAGCAGTTCCGAGTAGTCCAGAAACATCTCGGTTTTATCGCTCTTGCTGGCTATGGCATAATTGATATCCGAGAACCGAATGCACTTTGAGAACTTGTTGCCCACCTGAAAAATCCCATCCTTCCAGATGCGGCGGATGGGAATGCACTCCTGCACAGAGCGGGGTACCTTGTATTTCTCCTTATCCATCTTGAGCGTATTGTTGAGGGACTTAATCATGGGCAAGGGCCTCCTTTACGCTGGAATGCTCCAATACCCTTGCGTAAAGGTTCTCCGCCTTGAACACCAGGCGCTTGGGCATGAGGTATTCGGAGCGGATCACGGCAAGGGCCAGCTTTTCGGCGGTCATGCCGTTGTATTTTACAAAGCCGCACAGGGCGAAGGGCAGGGCTGCCAGAATGCAGATCCAGCCGATCTCGGCTTCGCCCACGATGCTTCGGAGAATAAAGTACAGGCCAACGGACACGCCGATGGCCAGCACGGAGAATATAAACTGGCGCATGGACAGGCCGAAAAACACGGCCTCCTGATAGTCCCGCACTTCTTTGGGGATGCGTACTTCCATGGAAATACTCCTTTCGATTTGGATTTTGAGTGTACGAAAAAGCCCCGCCAATGGCGGGGTTGAAAGAGGTTGTTTGTGTAATTGTCTATTGGTTTTTCAGATGCTTTCGCACCATGCGGTCAGGGTCGAGCAGTATAATGTCCAGACCCTTGCGCTTGGCATACTCGATGGTGCTTTTGGTTCCTCCGGGGCTTCCGTTGAATACGGCGATCATGTGCGCCGCCGAGTCCACCATGTACCTGTTACGCTTCTGCATACAGCCATTTACATAGTGATCGTAGAACACGATGCTGTCATCCGCAAATTGGAGAAGGCTGTGGTACCGAGCGATATACCCTTCGTTCCAGCCCTTCTCCTGCCCGATGTGGGGAATGCAGGCGATGAGCCGGATGCGAGGGTACTGCGCTTTCAAATCCCGCACGATCTCCCCGCACCATATATCCGTTCCCCAGGCCATGCCGCAATAGAATGTTTCTACGCCGGATTGAATTTTTATCTCTATGTCGGTTCTGAGCCTTGCCTTGAGCCGCCTGCACATATCGTGTTCTTCATCCATGCCATATGGCAGCTTCTGCGGCCTGTGTCCTGTAAAGCACAGGCTTTTTTCCCGTTCCTCCATACCGCTGCACCACACTTTCCCAGGTATTGCTGCTCTCTCAGCAGTTCAAACTATTGATATATCAATAGTAATCGGGCCTATTATACTTGCTACACTGTTGATATAGCAATACCTATAATTCAAGTATGGAAGATATGAGACTGAGCGATACGCTTGCAAAGGAGATCGGGCTGCGCATCCGCAGCCGCCGGGAAGAGCTGCGCCTGACCAGGGAAGAACTGGCGGAGAATGCGGAGATGTCCTTTCAGTTTTTGGCAGACGTGGAAACGGGCCGCAGCAACATGACGACCGTGACCCTCTACAAACTTGCGAGGGCGCTTAATTTGTCCTGCGACTATATCGTATTTGGAACGGGGACGCCCCAGGATGCTTCCGAGGTGAACACGCTGCTTGCATCCCTGTCCGCCAAGGACAGGAAGCTTGCGGAGGAGACCTTGCGCAACTTTGTCGCGGTGGCAAAGAAATAAAGGCTGACGGTTAAAGGCTATACCGGCATGACACATATTCGGGATGTCATGCCGTTTTTTGCCTCCTTATCAGCTTAAGCCCATGAGCTCCCGGATCAGCCTGTCGCTGGTCTTGATGGTTCCCACCAGCACCAGCATATTGAACAATAACTCGCCAATGTACTGCCATGTGATGGTGACGGCGGACATCCCGGCCACATTGCCGAGGGTGGGTTCCTCTGACGCCACCACGGAGAATATCACACAGGCCAGCACGATCACGCAGCCCTGCAAGCACAGGGCGGCGTATGTTTTGAGAAACGATTTGCCGATATTGGCAGTGGGCTCCCCGGCAAAGGCCGAGAGTGGGATCGGCGCGATAGCGGTGGCCATGAATATTTTGAAAAACCTCCCGTATACCGTGAGGATCATAACCAGCGACAGCACCCAGATAATGAGGCTGCCGAGGAGTGTCACGATCCACAGCGGGATGCTGTCCCAGAAGCCCACATTGGTTATTGCCGTTATGACCTCTTGCGGTAAATCCGTGGCCGCGCTGGGCATGATCCCGGACGAGGACATAATGACAGATATGGCGCCCTGAGCAATGCGGAACAGCATCAGCAGGATATCCATGCAGAAGGTTATGGCGGCCTCGGCAAGAGCAAAGCGGATAAACACCTTAAAGGCGTGTTCCGGGCGCTTGAGCTCTGCAAAGCTGCCAGCGGTTTTCATAACGCCCATAACGAAGAACAGCACCAAGAGACCATACCCTATGGCCTTCAATGCATCGTTGATGTTGACCATGACGTCCCACACAGCGCCGCCTTTAAACTCATCCGGGCTCTGGCTCATGAGCGCCCATATCTCGGTGAGCTTTGCGTTCCACATGGCAAGTGCGTTACGCAGGTTCTCTACGATCCAGTTACCATCTCCCATATTCGATCACCTCCTGTTGGGAATGGCCGGGAGGGTGGTTCCCTCCCGGTAGTGTCGAAGACTCTGGATCATATCAGCCGGTAATCAGGGTCAGGATTTCTTTGGTAAAGGTGATCACGATGCCGCCAGCCATGGTGAGCATACCGTTGGCGCGCTGGGAAGGGTCGTGGGATTTGAGGGACAGGCCGATCTGCAGGATGCCGAAGCCCAGCAGGATGATACCTACGGCCCGGATGAGGGAGAAAATAAATTCGGTCAGATTATCGACCACGGCGAGAGGATCGTCCGCAGCGAACGCGGTGGCGGTGAAGCTGAAGCAAAGGACGACTACAGCGAAAATGGCGAATATGCGATAGGCCCGGTTATTGGTCATATGGTTCTTTTTCAAGATAGTTTTCCTCCTTCTGTTGAATTGTAGATGTAGCGGGTTGTTGGATAAGGAACGGATTGCCTGCATAGAGCTGCCTGCGGTGGACATACTGTGGCCCGCCGCCGTCCGGGGAGAAGCGAATATTGGGGTGGCGCATGAGATCGTACTTTAAGTCCATGACGGGCGGAGCGCCGCGGATGAACAGGATGCAGTACCGGTTGTCCAGCATTCGCACTTCGTCCGGGGCAAGCAATTCTCTACCGCTGGATTGGGTGTTTGTAGAATAGCTGCCAGACTTACCGTGGGACTCGCCGTGGGAGCGGGTCAGGATTGAGGACTTGCCCAGCATCTCGGATATGAGCTTGTGGGTGCTTGATTCGTTGCCGCCAAGGTACAGGATGGTATCCGAATTACCGAGGATGGTTTCCCAACTGTCCTTATACAGTTCCTTGATCTGGGCGATGTTCTGGATGATGGTGCTGCTGGAGATATTGCGGCTTCGCATGGTTGCCAATTCCCTTGTGTATCCCGGCAAGGGCATGGCGGCAAATTCATCCAGTATGAAATGGACATGGTTGGGCAGCGGCCCGTGATGGATTTGGTCAGCGGAATAGTACAGCGCCTGAAATGCCTGGGCATACAGAAGAGATACCAGGAAGTTAAAGGAACCATCGTTGTCCGGGATCACGGCATACAGGGCGCATTTCTTTTCTCCAAGGGAATACAAATCCATATCGTCATGGTCGGTGATGGCTTTGACCTGGGGCAGCGAGAATGCGTTGATCCGCACCGCCGCCGCCACAAGTATCGATTTTGCGGTCTTGCCAGCTGCCATCTTGAAAATATGGTATTGCTTTACGGCGATGTGGTCGGGCTGTTCCTGCTCCAAGGAATTGAAGAGGAGATCGAGGGGCGAGACGTGATCCTCATCTTCTTCCTTTACCTCGGCATATTCCAGCACCTTCAGCACCATGGAGAAGTTCTGCTCATACGCCGGGGCTTCGTGGAAAAGCATCAAAATTATCGCCATGAACAGGGCCGTTTCCGCCTTCGTCCAGAAGGGGTCGCTTTCATGGCTGCCCTTGAGGGTGGTGGCCTGAATGAGATTGGTGACCAGCTTCAGCACATCCTTGTCATCCCTGAGATACACGAAGGGATTGTATCCATCGCTCTGGGCAAGGTTCACAAGGTTGAGGACGCGAATGTCGTACCCCTGGCTTTTGAGGTAGCTGCCCGTAGCGTTCAGCACTTCCATTTTAGGATCGGTGATCACCATGCTGCATCCGTTGCCCTCCAATATGTTGGGCTTTACAAATCCTCTCGTCTTGGCCGCGCCGCTGCCGCCAATCACCAGCACGTTCAGGTTCCGTTTGTGCTTGTAAGCGTCCAGCCCCAGCTTCACATGGCGGGTCAGAGGCTTGTTCAGCTTCTGGGCGAACATGGCATTAACCTGCTTTGCTGAGCCCCATATGGCGCTACCGTGTTCCTCGCCGTCACGCCGTCTGGCCTGATCGGTAAAATACAGCCCAATGCAGAGGACATAGATGCCGGTGGCGAAGAGCAGGGCCACAAGGCTTTTATCCGTCCAGCTTACAGAGAGCGGATTGTTTAAAGCCACGGTCAGGTTCTCGATGAGCATGGGCAAGCCGCCCTCCCCGAAACATTGTGCCAGCACCAGCGCCAGCCATGCTACGGGGACATACAAAAATACGCACAGGAGGATATCTCCTGTGCGCGATTGCTTATGGGGCATACAGGACGCCCCATTTCAGGATGAGCGGGCTGTGGGTCATCACTTTGCCCGCCCCTTTGATTTTGTCCTCGTCCTGGCCAGAACCTGCTCACTGCGTTTTTTCTCCAGCGCCGCTTTGTTCTCCTTGAGCTTTTGCTCTATGGAGGGCCGCTCATGCATCGTCCTCCCGCGGTCTTTGTCTTTCCATGTAGAGGAGCTGTCCCTTGTATCGCGTGAGGCGGGTCCCGACCGAGACTCTTTTTTTGGCTGGTGTCCCTCCTGCGGGGTATTCTCCGGGGCTTGCCGCTCTGATCCCGCAGGGACATACTGCATCCGCTCGAAGATCATGTTTACCCGCTCGATCTCAGTCGTAGGGATAAGGACATCCACCATAGCTTGGGGATTATCCTTATCCTGAATGGCGGAGAAGAGAATCTTCAGGCGTTTGGCGTGTGTGGCAAACTGCCGGTATTCCTCCGGCTGCATGGGGAATGTACGGATATCCCGCGTTTCATTGAGCATCCTTCTAAGGCTTACTTTTCCGTAAATCTTCTTATGGTTCTTGGACAGCGCCAGCAATAAAGCGGCGCCGTTCTTGAGTGCGGAGCCGGAGAGCCGAATGGCCACCTCTCCGCCTGAGAGCATCATGCGCACTACCTGTTCAGCTGCATCAGAACTCTCTGACATCTCGATTCACCTCCTTGGTCTTTGTGCGTTCCACGCTGTGGACGTCTTTTTCTATCTGGGGGATGTTCTTTGTGATCTCATCGCACATAGCAATCTGCTTTCGTACTGCCCGGATATCCCGGTTGACATCGGCCACAGCCTCATATGCTGCGGCTTTTTCGTTTTTGAGCTTATCGATTGATACTCCGGCTTTCTCCAGAATATCCACAGCATCCATGTACCTTGCGGCCTCGTCCTCCATGCCGGTTATGCCTTGGGCATATAAGTCCATGGCTGGGCGAAGGGCCTCCGCATCCGCAAGGGCGTCATATAGGGGTTTTCGTTTTTTCTTTTGCGCATTGAGGATGGTGCGGTGCTTGGTGAGGGCTGGGAGGCGTTCCTCACAGGCCGCCTTATGCGCCGCCAGCTGCTCCGGGCCGGAGATGTTGTTCTCATGGAGAAAGCGGAATTGGGCCTTGTACTTTTCAAACTTCATGATCTCCGCCTTCAGGTGCGGGGTCATCTTCGGCGGGTATTCCCGTTTCTTGATCTTGCCGAGCAGATAGAGATAATGGACATACAGGGCCATAAAGCCGGTGTATTTCGGGTGCTTCTTGTACGGCACATATGGCCGCCTTGCAATCAGCACAGGCCGGAGCCCCGCTTCAATGGCTTCCAGATTTCCCTGTATGGCCTTTCGAATACCATCCTCCGTGAACAGCGGATCGCGCCTTGAGGGAACCATCCATTGCTCCTGCCCCCGGAGCCGAAAGGAGAGGCGGTTCCCGTGCTTCACTTCATACCCCATATGCTCCATGAGCATGAGGAAGTGGCCATAGTCGTTGGCGTCCTCGATGGCCCGTTTTAAATCCATAGCCAGTATTCCACGGAAGGTGGGCTGCCCGCTCCGCTCCCGGAGCCATTCGATGTAGCTTATAGCCTTTGAGGACTCGCCTTTCATAATGACGGAGAGTCCGTGTTCTTTGCATAACCTGTCGGATATGGCGCGTATCTGCCCATAGTAGCTCTGGGCATTGCTGTGGTATTTGCTCCCATCCGAGGCCCGGACGGAATTGAACACCGTGTGGGCATGGATATGCTCCCTGTCAACATGGACGCCGATCACAGCCTCATACCCTTCAAGATGCTCGGCGGCAAATTCCTTTGCGATCTGCAGCGCCAGTTCGGGGGATACCTCGCCGGGGCGAAAGGATTGCACAATGTGATAACAGGCCACGCCGCCCTTTTTCCCATAGTCCTCTTTGGTTTTCATCATCTGATGATGGGCCCTTCCTTCAACGCAGTTCACATGGGCGGTGAGGATTTGTCCCTCTGTTTTATCCCCGTTGAGGACATATTTGATTGCCACATCTATCCGGGCATGGCGGGCCAGTATCTTAGTAACGGCCATTATTTATTCGCCAGTGCGTACATGAGGTTATATATACGCTGGAGGAGGAACAGGCTCTGTTCCGCGGTTTCGGGCGTGGCAATGCCCATATTGACGCTCCGGGCAATCTGGTTCACGTTATTTCCAATGCGATTGATCTCGGCATATAAGTCCCTGATCTCCTGCGCCTGGCACTCCTTCACCGGGGTTTCCATGATGAGCCGTCTGAGATATGCGCTGCGGGTCAGGCCGCATTTTCGGGCATTGGAATTAAGCCTTTTTGCCTCTGCTGCGTTGAGCCGCAGGCACAGTTCGAGGACTGTGTCCTTTGCCATGGGCGTTTGCTCCTTTCTTTGATAGATTTGTTACGGCTCTGCCGTAAACATCCGCCCAAAGGCGGCATATGGGGTCAGGGGTATCCCTTGCAAGCTGCGCCGAGATATCTTGGCGCTATGCTTGCCCAGATTCGGGACGCAGTGCGCCCCGAATCGGCTGCCCGCTGTCGGCGGGCCAGTTCATAAGGTAGTTGGATTGGAAGCATATGGGGAACAGTCTTTGAAAGAAAAAGAAAGGGCCAGCGTTCCGGCTGCTTGGTCTTGCGGCCTCGGCTCCATTGTTTCCGGGCGTAATCCTCCGTGGGGATGTTTTCGAGGGAGAGTTCCCGTGTGTTCTCTACATACGCGGAATATCTGGCGTAACCGTAACCATCCGCACAGATTAAAAGGCCGCGTTGGTTAGCCGCATCCTGGACGAGGATGCAGTGCCAATCTCCGCCCCTGTCCACATACATGATGCCACGATTGTCGGTGAGAAATGCCTGCTCGGTATCCAGAGCATTGGCATAGGCTGAAAAATCCTTTGTACCCAGGCGGATCACCTTTTTGATATGAAACGTATCATCGGGCCCGTTTCGTGGAAAGGCGAGTATTTCGGATACATTGGCCATCTTTCTGTGGAAACGGATAGGTACCCGGTTGTTGAAGAGTTCCGTATCCCCATCACTGAACAGTCGCTTATCCCATATGTCGTACACGGTCTGCGCAACGGGGTTTTCCTGCACCAGCGCAGGGCGGAAGGCTTCGTGATGGCCTGCGATTTCCTGGAGCGGGTACATTGCGGTCATGGCATATTCCAGTTCTTCATGGGAAATGTCCGCAGAGCGGATATATTCGTAGGCGAGTTTTACAGCCTGGATTTCATCCGCCCGGTCAAAGACCGAAATGCCGGGCAGCTTCCACATCCTGACGGAGTAATCCCGGTACTCCTGTTCCAGCCGGGTCATGTACCCTTCGTATTTTTCATCCGTCATTTCATCCTCCTTTCGCTGACCGCAAAGGATGTAATTTTACTATCCCTCATGCGGAAGTAGTCAAGGTTAGCGCTGATTAGTGTGTAAAATTACTATCTTTAGGAGCGGAGTAGTCAAGGTTAGCGCTTTCGGAAAGCGCCGTGCCGATCCGCGCCACAGCGCGGGCGGCGTATTCCCCGGACATCTCAAAGCCGGTGGCGGAGTACCCCTCCTGTACAGCGGCCAGCACCGTGGTGCCGGAACCGGCGAAGGGGTCAAGGATACGGCCTCCCGGTTCGGTGATGCGGACGATATCCCGCATGAGCTGTAGGGGCTTTTCTGTCAGGTGAATGCGGTTTTGGGGGTTGCCGTATTTGAACACACCGGGCAGACAGGGCACGGGCCGGGAGATGGGCATATCCCCGTTGGAACCCCAGGCGATGTACTCGGCCTGGGCGCGGAAGCGGCCCTTCTGGGGCCGGGAGTTCCCCTTGTCCCATACGGCGGTGCCACGCCAGATCCAGCCTGCCCACTGGATGGCGTCCGTCATGCTGGGGAGCTGCCGCCAGTCTATGAATACGCACAGGGGGGCGCCAGGCTTGGCGATCCGCCTGCACTCGGAGAGCCATTCGGCGCACCAGCTGGTGAAGCTCCTTTGATCCTTGGCGTCCCCATCAAAGGCGGGAGGGGCGTTCTCGCCCATGCTGGAATACTTCTGTGCGGTAGACTTGTTCTTCTCGGCCTGCGTCCTGCCGCCCGATGCATAGGGCGGATCAGTGATGATGGCGTCAAAAGAGCCTGCCGGATAGGACCGGAGCAGGCTCAGTGCGTCCCCGTGGATGATCTCCCACTTGGGGAGGGTGAGGTTATCGCTCATGTTGATGTTTCTTCTCCTTTTTCTTATTCTGGGTCTGCTTTTTGCCCTGTTCCGATTTCCATGCCGCATATAATTCCTTCAGGCTGGTATGCTGTTTTTCTGCGCATTGCTCCATCTCCCGCAGTATCATGTTCCGCTCGGAGGGAAGAAACTGCACAGGCCGGGTTTCGGTGGATTCGGGATGCTCCCGCCTGATATGGATGGCAGCGGAGAATTGCTCTGTTTCCGGGTGGTAGGTGGTATACAGGTCGATGGAATCATCAGAGCCGAGAAGCACGCCAAAGCGTTCTGCCGTATCAAACCAGGTTTCCACATACGCCGTTACGCCGTCCGGGGCGATAAAGAATTCAGGGTCTATGCCGATATCCTCCGGTTCGAGAATGCCGGGGTCAGGGCGGGATATCTCCGTCTGCACATATTCGCTTATGATTCCCAGCGCCTTATAATAATTGCCGGATTGCTTGACGCGCTCGAACATCTCCTTTGCGTTTTCCTCCATGCCGTGTTGCTGCAACACCCTGGAGGCCATGCCCATAACAAAGAAAATGTTGCCGTCCATCCCGACAAGGTTCATTGGGGGCCGGTCTTTCATTGGATCGCCTCCTTTACAAAAAGATGAAGCCCGGCGCAATGGCCAGGCATGGAATTGTGTTGTTTGTTCACCGGCAAAGCTCGTTCCTGCACCGGGTTCGCGGGACTTCCTTCTGATCCGTCAGGATGGGTATCTTCAGCTTCTCCGCATATTGGATTTCATCCCACATCCCTTCGCTCCACACAGGGCCATACACCCGCATCTCGCTGCACCGCTCGATCAGCTTCAGGCACATCCTCATGGCGGCCTTGTCCTCCACGGGATTGCGGGGATCGGCAATGGGCGGGAACAGAAGGTGTGGGCAAACCGGGATATTCCCTTCCAGGAACACCTCACGGGCCTTTTCCTTTGCGAAGGCGATGTTCTTTTCCACATCCCCACGCAGCGGTGCGCATATATAGACCAGCTTGGGGCCGGTTTCATGCTTGCGCAGGAATGCGCCAAGATTCAGCTCATCTTCCGGCTCGTTGTCTGGGTCGAGGGTTTCTTCGCAAAGGGAAAAAGATGTGACGGTATCCTGGTAGTTGTAGCCGGTTTCATCATAGAAACGCTGGACATAGTCGGTCTTGACGTGGCAGAGCTGGCTGACCGCTTCTGCATTCGTCCCGCCAATTTCCATATTCCACTCCAGCAGGGTCAAGGCCTTTATGGTCTGGATTTCCGTCTTATATGGCCTTGCGGAGTTGCTCTGCATTTTATAAAAGAATATCTCCGGCTCCACGGGCTGCAGGGCCATGCCGCCTTTATTGCAAAGGCTGATATTGGCGAGATAACATCCGTACAGCATATCGCTGGTACTCCGCTTCCCGCCGCCGTCCTGCACCAGCGTTTTGTAGAGCCGGGCAAAGCCATACAGATTCGTCAAATCGAGGGTTCTTTCTTCGTCCATGCATCCTCCCTTCAGCGGGCCTGATCCCGCGATTTTGTGGTTTTTTTCTGTTTGGGCGGGGCTTTCGGTATCTCAGGCAGGGGCTGGCGGAGGGCGTCTATCCATTCAAAGGCCGCTTTGCGCACAGCCTCATATTCGGCAGGCGAGGTTTTGCGGGGATACCACCATGCCTTGCCGTCCTCCTTTTCGGGTGAGAACGACTGGATGCTGTCATCCGTCAGTCTGGGGAATGTGATCGAGGCAGCGTCAATCGTGTCCATGCGCCTGCTTACGGCCTCGATATGTATGCCCTGCATATTGGGCTCATCCGGCTGGTACAGGGTGAGCTTTACGCTTATATCCTCCGAGATGTCCCCATAACAGGCCCCGTCTTGAAACTCTACGTTTTCCATCCGCCCATGGGGGTTGCTAAACAGCAGCCATAACACGGTTTCGTTTTTGTCCATATTGCCTCCTTTATCTGGCATGACCACGGGATTTTGAGGTGGATTTGGTTTTTGAGGCCGGTCTTGCGATCTCAGGTAGGGGCTGGCGGAACACATCCAGATAGCTGGCTGCGGCCTCCCGGATGATCTTGTAGTCGGCAGGGGTAGGCTGATAGGCGTACCATTCCACCTCATCCCGATATTTCCAGATATATGGATACAGCCCTTCGGGGAAGTTGGGGGTGCGTTTTTTTCCAAGGAGATCGGATAACCGCATGGTGACGACGTCTACTTGCCCCTCCGTGCGGTTGAGCATTGTAATCCGCAACCCTACATAATTATCCGCAACGCCCATGGTAACAAATTGTATTTTTGCTTTCAGATCGGGTGCTACATCGCCGTAGCAGGCGCTGCCCACAAAGGTGGGGTTTTCAATGCTTTTGCAATCGGTAAATATTTTGAAGAGCTCCCTTTCAAATGTGTTCATGCGAACCTCCTTCACCGAACCATGCCATGGGTCCGGTCTTTCTTTTTCTCTTTGGGAGCTGCCTGTCTTGAGCGGCTCTGCTGCAGAGTATCCCTGCCCAGGCTGCGCTCTACATACCGAATACCATTGGACAATATGATCCGGTCATCCCGCTGGTTATAGAGCTTTTCGCCCTCCAGTATGACCGTCTGGCCGTCCAGATGGAAGTTGCTGCAGACAAGGCCATACACCGATACATCCCCAGATATTGTGGGCCGATAACCGCCCCGGCTGGAGAGAGCCATGCCCGTGCCGGAGATCCGCGCATTGCCGTACAGGGAGGTACCCTCGATCATGGCGTCATCCTCCACGATGCTTCTGCCGCCCATGCTGGAGCCCTGGGAAATATACGCCTTATCTTTAGCAATGGCGTTCTCACGGAGTACGCTACTCTGGCAGACATACGCAGTATTGCAGGCGATGGAATCATCGAAGAGCCAGGCGTTGTCCTTCGGCTCAAAGGATAGATTGCTTTCGCTCTCCACATATCCGCCAAGGTCGCCCTTTTTTACATCTTCGCCTATATCCCGCAACGCCCGGATGCGGTGCAGCCAGGGGTATTCGGGGTGTGCGATGTCGGTGATCTCATATTTATCGTTGGTCATGCTTTTTCTCGCTTTCGATTGCGTTGCAGACTATCCTGAGCTCATGGGCCCGGTTGATCTGTTCCCAGGGGAAAGTATCGTCCGTAAAGTGCCCATAGCAAGCGGTGGGCGCAAAGATGGGTTTGGTCAGCCCCAAGGTGCGGATGATTCTGGAGGGGGTCAGGTCGAAGACGGAGGTTACCGCTTCCTTGAGGATTTCGTCATGGTATATCCCTGTATCATGGGTATCCACATTCACAGCCACAGGCTCGGCTTTCCCTATGGCATACGCCAGAGAGACGGTGCATTCCTCTGCCAGCCTTGCGCCCACGATGTTCTTGGCTATGTAGCGGGCCATGTAAGCTGCGCTCCTGTCCACCTTGGTGGCGTCCTTGCCGGAGAGGGCCCCGCCACCGTGGGGGATGATCCCGCCGTAGGTATCCACCATGAGCTTGCGCCCGGTGAGTCCGGTATCCGCTTCAAAGCCGCCGTTTACAAATCGCCCGGAGGGGTTGATATATACGGCATCCTTATCGAAGGGCAGCTTGCCGAGAGAGGGCAAAATGACCTGCTCCATGATCCCGGCGCGAAGGGTTTCCATATCGGCGTCCTCGGTATGCTGTGTGGATACCACGATTGCGGTCACCCGCCTGGGAACGCCGTCCACATATTCCACGGACGCCTGGGCCTTGCCGTCCGGCATGATGCCGGGGATAGTGCCCAAACGCCGGGCAGCGGTGAGCAGGCGGGTCATGCGATGGGCCAGCACTACGGGCATGGGCAGCATCTCTTTGGTTTCGGTGGTGGCGTAGCCATACATGATTCCCTGATCCCCGGCGCCAAGGGAGCAGCTTTCATCCACAAGCTGACCATCTTCGCTGTTGATATAAATGCCGCTGTCCAGCCTGTCCACGGCCTGGGCGATGTCCCCGCTCTGATCGTGGATGAGGCATTCGATCTCATATTCGAGGCCGTCATATCCAATGTGCTTGATGGTACGGCTTACGATATACGGGATGTCTGGCATTTCCTCCGTAGTGATCTCGCCAGCCACGATTACCTTACCGGCGGTGGCCAGCACTTCACAAGCCACGCGGGAAGTAGGGTCACTTTCCAAACACGCATCCAGAACGCTGTCGGCAATGATATCGCAGAGCTTATCGGGATGGCCTTCGGTCACGGACTCCGCCGTGAGGATTTTATATTCGCTCATATACTTTCTCCTTTTTTCTTTCAAAGATGAAGGGCGGCCAGCGCCGCCCTCAGTTACTTCCGCTTATTGCGGATGTGCAGAAATACGAGCCCGCCCAGGATGAACAGGACGAGGCAGATGCTTATGATCGTCTTAAGTTCCATGTTTACCTCCATATTTTTATAGCTGGCCGCGATGTACGGCCAGAAGGACAAAGCGCCCGTTTCCCCGGTAGAGGGAACGGTCACAGGTCGACAGAGTCAGGATAGAGTCGGTTTGAGAAACAGCCACGCCGGTATCGTAGAGGGATAGTTCCTTTGCTTTCTCCAGCCATGCGGCAAACGCCTCCTGATCGGGAAAAGACTGGCGGAGGTAATTGAAGCCGTCATCCCGAAGATCGAGATGCAGCACCGCAAACACTTCCCACCAGCAATGCGGTTCGATATGGGTATCGAATTGGATATAGGGATGGGTCATATAGTATTCTTTTTCTTTGTAGAGCAGCAGAGGCGCAAACATCTCATCTTCCCGGCCTTCGCCCATGTTGTGGGCGTAAATGATTGTGTTTTGGTCGAGTGGAGCAAGGCTGTTTCCCGCGTCCATGAAAACAGCCCCGGCGCTGGATTTCTTGCCGGAGCTGTCGCGCTTCAGGTATGTTTGATTATTCTCCGCCTGCATGACGGGATAGGATATGGGCGTGCCGGGAATGGCGATCCAGCCGATGGTATCTTCGTTCAGTTCCCGGAGCCCTGTATAGTCTGCTGAAATGTAGGGAAGCTGTATGGACGGTTCGGCTTCCTGCTGCTCTAGAGGCTTTTCAGGACCGGGCGGATCGTATTCCTGAACAGCGGAGTATGTCTGCTGGATGTCGATATAGCTTTCTGCTTCCTTCTGCGCAGCACGACTGGAAATGAGGAAATAGAGCAGAAGAGAGCCCGCAACCGCAAACAGCCCCAGACTCAAAATCAGGATTTTTCGTATTCGGATCACCTCCTATGCATAGGAAAGGGGGAGCTTGCGCTCCCCCCTGGGTCAATGGCTTAGTTCATTTTTCTCTTTCGAAGATACAGTACGCCAACGCCTGCGGCAAGCGCCAGCAGGCCGATCCCACCATACAGCGCCCACATGGGCAGGCCGTCACGCCCAGTCTTTGCGCCGCTGCCCTCCTTGTGGCCTTCGGGGGAATTGTAGACGGTGACCGGGAAGGGGTCATCCTCGGTATCCCGCGCTTCCATCTCGAAGGGGATGGGTTCGGTATAGCCCACATATCCCTTGGGGACAGTGACCTCTCGCAAGGTGTATTTCTGATCGGACAGGTCCTTAATGATGGCCACGCCGTCCACCGTGGAGATGATGGCGCTGCCCTTTTCGTCCGGGAAATAGACCCCATTTTTATCCTTCGTGAGCTTGATCTCCTTGCCGTCCTCACCGTAGAGGGTAAACTCTGCGCCGTCCAGGGGCTTGTTGGTAGCCCTATCGATCTTGGTGAGCTTCATGGCGTATGCGGTGAAGCTCACGGTCTGATTCTTGTCCTCGATATCCGTGTGAGCAGCGATCTCGTTCTCGCCGATATAGAGGCGCTCGAACACCACCACTTCCTTTCCTTTCAGAGCGGAAGCATCAAAGGTGAAGGTCACTTCCACGGAACCATCCGCCTTTTCAGGGGTGAATGTGGTTTCAGCGGCGACCTCCTTGCCATCAACGAGGAGCGCCTTGCCCGTGGCCTTGTCCATGAGGATGCCCTTGAGGGTGTACTTCTCGCCAACGGTCAGCCCTTCGTATTTTACCTTGTCGATAATGGTGGCCGTCCTGGAGATAGCGATCTGCTTCTCGCCGTCCTTGCCGGAGGCGCTGGTTCTGATCTTCGGCTCGGTGAAGCTGACGGTCTGGCCCTTGTCCTCAATATCCGCGTGAGCCGCGATCTCCGCATCCCCGATATAGAGGCGCTCGAAGACTACCACCTGTTTGCCAGCAAGGGCGGAAGCATCGAAGGTGAAGGTCACTTCTACGGAACCATCCGCCTTTTCAGGGGTGAATGTGGTTTCAGCAGTGACCGCCTTGCCGTTAACGAGAAGCGCCTTGCCGCTGGCCTTGTCCATGAGAGTGCCCTTGAGGGTGTATTTCTCGCCAACGGTCAGCCCCTCATATTTCACCTTGTCGATGATGGTGGCTGTCTTGGAGATGGCGAGCTGCTTTTCACCATCCTTGCCCGTGGCCTTCGTGCCGATCTTGGGTTCGATGAAGCTGACGGTCTGATCCTTATCCTCAATATCCGCATGGACCGCGATTTCGGCGTCCCCGATATAGAGACGCTCGAATACCACAACCTCTTTTGCTTTCAAAGAGGAAGCGTTAAAGGTAAAGGTCACATCTACGGTGCCGCTGGGCTGATCCGGCGTGAAGGTTGTCTGAGCGGTGACTTCCTTATCGCCTACCAGCACAGGCTTGCCGGTGGCCTTATCCATGAGGGTTCCTTTGAGGGTGAACTCCTGACCTACAGCGAGATTCTCATATTTCACTGTATCCACGATGGTGGCGGCTGCGGAGAGGGAGAGTTCCTTCTCGCCATTCGGCCCGGTTGCCGTTGTTCCGATCTTCGGTTCATTGAAGCTGACCGTCTGACCTTCATCCTCGATGTCCGCATGGATGGCGATCTCCCTGCCGTTGTGCAGCAGGCTTTCGAAAACAACCACGCTCTTGGCTTTCAGGGCGATGGCGTTGAGGGTGAAGGTTACCGTGACGGAGCCGTCCGAAGATTCAGGGGTGAAAGTAGTTTCTGCCGTGACGGGCTGGCCGTCAACCTGAACCGCTTCGCCGGTAGCCTTGTCCATGAGCTGCCCCTTCAGGGTGTACTCCTGGCCGGGCTGCAGGCCCATATATGCTACGGTGTCCACGATCACGGTTTCCGCCGTTGCATCCAGCGTCTTTTCGCCATTTTTCCCGGTTGCCGTGGTCCCGATCTCAGGGTTCAGGAAGATGATGGTCTGATCCACATCCTCGATGTCGGCGTGGGCGGCGACCTCCTTGTCCGTGAGATGCAGGGTTTCAAAAACCACCACAGCCTTTCCTTTGAGAGCGGAAGCGTCAAAGGTGAATTCCATGGTGGCGCTGCCGGACTCCCCGGTGGCACGGAAGGTTTTCTCCGCCGTCACCTGATTTTCGCCCACCATGAGGGGTTCCTCAGTGGCCTTGTCCATGAGAACGCCCTTGAGTGTATACTCGGTTCCGGCCTTCAGCCCGCTGTAGTAGACGGTATCCACGATGGTTACCTTCTCGGCGGCATACGCCGTATTGCCCATGCTTTCCTTTTCCAACGCGGTGGTGAAGATTTCGGGGATGGGGATATAATCGTCCGTCAAGGTTCCCAAATCGATCACGGTGTTATGGCGATACACGGACACCTCAAAGGAGAGCAGCTCGAAGCCCTCGTTGGCCTCGCAGGGCAGTTCTTCAATGATGTAGTCATCGTAGAGGAGCGCGCCTTTGCTGTCATCCAACACATCCAGTTTCCCGAACCATACGCCATCCCTGTCGGTCTGACCGGCATTGGTGTTCTGGCTGTGGGGGTTCCATTCGGATGCTGTGGAAAACTCGCCGTTTACATCGGTGACAACAATGTGGGATTCTCCCGTGGTTTTGGAGGTGATGCTAAACGGTACGCCAGCCAACCGCTCTGCAGTTCCATCCGCTATCTTGATGCCCTTGAGGTCGCCGCGGAGAGGGTCGTTGCGGATAGCGGTTTCCGCCGTATTCAGTTCTACGGTCTTTCCATGTTCACGGATTTCGAAGAAGCGGGAAAGGACGCCTGTGGAGAGATACCCTTCAAAGGGCGGGGCGATCTCCCGTACCTCGTAGGTGCCGTAGGGCAACAGATATTCAGGCGTTACAGCGGTTCCGGTTTCATCGGTAATGGTGGTATAGACCACCTCTCCGGGTGCATACAGTACATCCTGTACCAGCACGCTGTCCAGGCTGCGGTTGACCAGTTCGAAGGTGGCCCCTTCCAGCGTTCCGCCGCCCTGGGCCCTGTGCTCACCGATTTCGTTGTCCCACTTTTCAATCAGCACATTGCCCCGGATGATATCGTTCTTGATTACGGTATCGCCGGTGGTCATGCTGACGATGACGCCATGCTCCCGGATGCGGAAGCCCTGGCGGATCACACCGGAGTTGAGGTAGCCGACAGGAGCGGTGCGTTCCACGATCTTGTAGGAACCGTAGGGCAAAGCGTCTGCCGCAGTGGAAGCATATCCGTGCTCATCGGTAGTCAAGGTCAGGACAATTTCGCCGGGGGCGTATTCCACGCCGCCCACCAGTACGAGATACTTGCTGGTGTTATAGATATCGAGAACGGCACCCGCGAGAGTGGCGTCGCCCTGCTTCAGCGCAGCTTCATTACGCTCGATATCCCACTTTTCGATCTCGACGCCGCCGCGGATGACATTGTTTTTGATGGCGGTATCCGAGCCGGTCATCTCCACAATGACCCCATCCTCGCGGATGGTAAAGGTACGGCGCACAGCGCCGGTGTTCAGATAGCCCGTGGGTGCGGTTTTCTCCACGATCTCATATGTCCCATAGGGCAGGAGGTCGTTCTCCGTGGAAACCGAGCCGTCCTCGCCCGTGGTCAGGGTATGCACCACAGTACCGGGGGCGTACTCCATGCCGCCGACCACTACGCTGTTCTGGCTGCGGTTATAGATCTCAAACACAGCGCCAGAGAGGGTTGCATCTCCCTGGGGATCGTTGCGGTCAATCTCCACATCCCACTTTTCAACGGATACGCCGCCCCGGATCACATCGTTTTTGATCGCAGTATCCGCTGTGGTCAGATTGACGACTGCACCGTTGGTGCGGATTTCAAAGCTGCGGCTCACAACGCCGGTATTGAGATATCCGGTAGGTGCGGTCTTTTCCGCGATCTCATACTCCCCGTAAGGCAGGAGATTATTGACGGTAGAAGCGGAGCCAGCTGCGTCCGTGGTGAGGGTATGCACCACAGCACCTGGGCCGTAGGTCTTGCCGCCAACCACCACATCCTTGCCCGTGCGGTTGATAATCTCCAGCACAGCGCCAGCGAGGGTTGCGTCACCCTGGGCAGCGCCCTTTTTGTTGAGCTGAGCGTCCCATTTTTCAACGGAAACGCCGCCGCGGATCACGCTCTCCTTGACGATAGGTTCGTTGTAGGTTTCAACGGATTCCATGCTGCCGGAGGCTGTGATCTGCCGGATGAACAGTTCGTTATTGATGAGATACCCCTCCGGGGCCTTGGTTTCCTGGATGGTCACCGTGCCCAGCGGGAGTGTCACGATGGTCCCCGCGCTGTTGTAGTAGAAAGGATCGCCAGACACCAGGTAATCGGGGTGCAGCATAGCAAAACCGTCCTCGTCCGTTTCAATGATCCACGTCCGGGCAGGGGTCGCGCCGCTCAATGCACTGGCGCTGGAATAGCTGCCCTTGTAATATTTAACCGTAAACTGCGCACCCTCAAGCCCGGCGCCGCCCTGGGGTTCCCCTTTGCCGGTGTCGGCGTCCTGCTTGCGCACCATAATAGTGGTGGGGTCGTTCTGCGGAATGTTGGATACCGTCACCGTGGTGGTATCGTCCTCGTAGATGGTGAAGCTATACTCCTGATTGGTTCCTGCAAAGCCCGTGGGCGGGGTGCGCTCCACGATGGAATACCCGGAGCCTACGGGCAACCCCGACAGGCTGCCATATCCATTGGCGTTGGTAGTGATGCTTCCCACGCGGGAGGAACCGCTGTAAACATCGAACACAGCACCAGCCAAGCTGTAGCAGGGGTTCCCGTCCGTCAGGCTGGTATCCGCAGACACCTTGCGCACCGCAACGCTGCCGGTGGGTTCGGGCTCCGGCTCCGATTCGGGATCAGGTTCCCAGGAGGAAGGGGTATACTGCCAGCCTACGAGGGGCTGGTTGGAGCCGCTGCCTGCGTTATAGACAAAGGCTTCAAAACCGTCAGGGGCGGCAGGCAGAGAGCGAACAATATCCGCAACCTGTACCAACTGCCCGGTGAGGTCGTCTTCGAGCCCCTTGAATGCGTCCAGGCTGCCCATGTAGGCGTAGCTGGCCACGGCGTGGCACATACCGTATGCCCAATCCGCGTAGGGTTCGGCAAATACCTGTTTGACATAGTCGTAGCCGGGGCCGCCGTACAGATAGTAACAGCATTTCAAAAGGAAATCATTGGTATTGGTGATCCAGTAGTCGATGTCATATGTGCCGGGATTGAGCCCCGAAACCGTGGGGTCGACACAAAATGCTGTGTTACCGTTGGCTGTATACATGGATGTGTAATACCCGTACCAAATCTGATCACCGCTTCGGGTATGCTGCACCTGGGTGGGGCGGGAAGAATTGCGAAGGGCGAACAGCCGCATCCGGGGCGCTTCCGCGTAAGCGGTGACGGTAATATCGCCGCCCAGGGGGGATGCCTGGACATACAGGACGCCATCTTCAATAGAATATGCGCTCTCCGGGAGGTCGATGCCGTTCTGGGAGACCACGGTGTTGCTGCCATACTCCAAAGGAATGGCGATCTCATCCGCATTGGAGGGCAGCGTCAGGGTATGGGTTTCTTTTTGAAACTCTCCGCCCATATTTACGCCAACCTGTGCGGATATGGTGATATTCGTCACATCTTCATACGAGCAGTACCAGTCCACATCTACTTCATGGCCCCAATACCTTGCAGGCAGGTACAGCGTACCGGTGGCGGCGTCATACTCGGCTTGGACGGTGATATCCAGTTCTCCGTCCAGAGTGACTTTGAGCGCATTCGTGTCCACCTGGATTTCGCCGGGGAACAGGTTGGCGGGGATAGCCATACGGTCACCCTCCAGCTTGGTCAGGGGATGATAGGAGTGGGCCGAAATGGACGAAGTGGGCAGGTTGGTGGGAGTAGCCACCTGTGCGTCCGTATACTGGAAGGTTACCGTCACCAGCGGTTCGTCCACTACCGCATATGAGATGGGCCCGATATCCAGGCCGATGGATACCGGCTGGGGTTCCTCCATGGGGAGGAGCTCCGGCAATTCGGGATTTTCCTCAATGGGGAGAGGTTCCTCTGTTTCATCCACAGGAGGCAGTTCTTCCTCCTGCTCTGCGGGAGCAGGCGCGTCCTGCACATCCGGGGCTTCCGATTCTACGGGCGTTTCCTCCGTGCCTTCAGAGTCAGGCGCAGGCGTGGGCGCCGGTGTAGGCTCCGGGTCGGGCGTAGGCTCCGGCGTGGGTGTAGATTCCACCGCAGGGCTTTCCATACCCTCCGGGGCGCCGCTGTTTGTTTCCTGCTGCAATTCTTCCGTCTGCTGCGGTTCCTCCGTAGGCGTTTCTCCCGCTGTTGCCAGTGCAGGCACGGGCAGCACAGAGAAGCACAAAAGGATGACAAGGAGGAAACTGATCATTTGCTTCGACATCGTTTTCATGCAGAATTTCCTTTCTTTTTGTAGTTGAATTGTGGTAAAAGGCAAAGAGAAAGGGCCCGCGGATTGCAGGCCCTTGAGGGTTTGATGTTAGTAGGCTACATAGCTGTGGTTCTCGCCGTTCATGGCGTGGGCTTTCATGTGGGATACCAGTTCATCCGGTGTGAGCGTTGCCCCGCAGGAGCAGACGGCATATCCGCCTGACGGGGTGGGCGTTGGCTCAGGTATGACCGGGGGCGTTTCCACAGGCCCCGGTTCCGTGGTCGGCGCCGGTGCTGGGTCTGGCTCTGCAGGCTCCGGTGTGGGGGCCGGCGTTGGTTCAGGCTCCGAGGGTACGGGTGATTCCGGCCATTCCGGTTGGGGCGTGGGGGTCGGCTCCGGCGGACAGGTGATGGCGGGATAAGGCCAGTCGATCTTTGGAGCCGATGTTGGTTCGGGTGGGCAAGTGATTTGGGGGTATGGCCAGTCGATCTTTGGGATTGGGGTTGGTTCAGCCGGGGTCGGGAGGCTTTCCTCCTTTGCCGCAGGCGTGGGGCTTGGCTCATACGCCGCTTTACTGCTGGCCATTTCCATGACCGGCAGCGGTTCCTGCTGTTCGGCTTCCCTTGATTCTGCTTCCTCTTGATCTGCTTCCGCCTGCGCCGGTGTGGATACAAGTACAAGTGCGGAGGATGGCCCGGCCAGTTCTTTGATCTGGAGTTCCTCGATCTCAGGTTTATCCTGCTCTTCCCGCCATGAGGCCCTTTGCTGCACAGCCATGGCCTGGGTCGTATAGCGTTCCACCGTCCATGCGGACAGGGCTTCCGTTTCCTCCCGGCTCATGCAGCCGGTCAGCAGCATTGCCGCGCTTGCGGCGATCAGGATGATTTTTGCTTTTTTCATGTATTGTCACCTTTCCTTTCAAGGCAACAATACTCCAGCGGTTCTCACAAGGGAACCCCCGATTCACAGACAGTCAGGGGGTTTTCCCGCACAACGCTTGCAATCCGCACTACGAAGAGGGATGAATGGTACATCACATATTCGGGAGGTATTCGATATGAAAATCAGGTTCGTGCTGGAAAACGGAAAGCGCAGGCCGCTGGCCAACGCACTGGGCGAGGCGATGAATACGGAAGTGCGCTATCTCGGCGCTCCCACATTCTGCTTTGAGGCGGGAGGCTGCCAGCTGGACAAGGACGGGGTGCTGGAAATCCCAGAAGGTGTGGATCATGGGTTGCTGCTGGAAAAGCTGACGGATGCCGGATTCCGGCTGGAGCAGGAAGAAGCTGTACAGGAAGCATTGGAGCAAGAGAGGCACATCGTATCAGTGCCCGCACATGATTTTGACAGGAGGATCAAGGATAACCTGGACAAACTGCTTGCCGCCAAGGGCGGCCTGATCATGGCAGCCCTCGGCGTGGGCAGGCTCAAATACTCCGAAGATCACGGATACCTTGCTTTTGACCTGTACGACAGCCAGCCGGAACAGAAAGAGCTTGTTGCCTGCACCCACATGCTCAATGCGCTTTACAATACAGCGAGGGAACAGGTACGGGTCACGGCAAAGGTACAGGCCGACATTGAAAATCCCAAGTACGCTATGCGCTGCTTCCTTCTGAAGCTGGGATTCATTGGGCCGGAGTATAAAGAGACCCGATCCGTGCTGCTGTCCCGGCTCCCCGGCAACGGCAGCTTCAAAAGCAAGAAATGAGGCTTGCCGCCTGCATCACCGCTCCCGGCCCCAGAGCTTTTTCCGGGGTCGGTTGTGTTTTTGGGGTATCTCCTGGGCAATGGCAGGCTCGGATACTATTAGCATATCCTTTGCCGAAAAATTGGACAGGGAATAATATTCCCGATCCATCTCCCCAAGACCATGGGCGCGCAGATAATCTTCGTTGCTGGCGTTTATGCCAAGGTCATCGTCACCGTATGGGGTGACCGTGGCATACACCTTTTCATATGTCCCGTCTGAGAACAGCAGCATCATGCCTTCGCGGATTGCATTACCGTTTTGATCTATGTATTCCATACAGTTTTTCATCACCTTTCTTTCTGCCGTTGTTTCTTTTGCTTAACAGGCTTCCCCTGCGCAAAAAAGGATTCCCGCAGCTTTTTTTCATACAACTCATCCACCTGGCGCTCTGTCTTATACAGGGCGTCATATAGCGGGCGGGTATCCATATTGTTCTGCCGGTAGCCCTCCGCAATGCCGCCAAAGTAGGAAAACGAGGGCAAGGCAGGATCACGGTACCGTTCGTCCATCTCATACATCATGGGATAGTAGATTTTCCCCGTTTCGGGATCGGTCACCGCTATATCGGCCTTGTGGTAGTAGTTGGGGTATCCTTCATACCGGTCCAGGCTCTTTTCACACTCCGGCGTGATCGACCACAGGAGGCCGGGGACAACCGCATCTTTATTGGGGATCACCGTTGCCACGCCGCCGCCCCGGAAGGTCAACTCATATCCGTGGAGCATCACCGGCACGAGAGGAGTGGCGTCCGGGCACCTGTATTCCATTTGGGTCAGGTTGATGTTGCTCCCATAGGCAAAATACAGGCGTTCGTCACTCATCTTCCAGTACCTCCAGCGCATCAATCTCGGCAAGGACCGCAATGAGCGCCCTTGCCTGGGCATGGATATCCCGCTCGTATTGGCAGGGGATGTCCGTCATGCGGGTGAAGTTTCTGCACTGATAGCGGATATATGACTCGATATTGGGGAACTGCTCCTGATCGAAGGAACCCTCAAAGAGCTGCTCCATGATCTCCATGGGCGTCCCTTCATACACATCATTTTCTATGCGTATCCGCACATTCTCACCTCTCCATCTCTCGTTTCTTCTTTTTCTTTTTGTTAACTTCATAGCTGTCCTTATCGTGGCGCCAGGCCTTGTCCCCCTCAAGGTGCTTCAGAAGGTGGTCCCTGGTATTCTTAAATTCCTCGCCGTTGAGCCCCATCCGCACCAGCCAGACCCGGAAGGTGAACAGTTCGTTATCCGACTGCGTCCTGCGCATGACCGTGCTGCGCTGGGCGATGGCCTGGGCGGACATGGCGAGGCACAGGTGGACATACGCCTTTACGATCCCTGCGTGGAGGGTGGCGTTGAAGCAGCGAAATTCCACCGTGCCGCGATAGAATACGGAATGCAGATTGAGGGCGTAATACCGAGTCCAGTTGTAATGCTCATATGATCCGGTTTGCCCTTCGTACCAGATGCTCTCCAGCCGGGTCAGGTCTTTTGTATCATCCGCCGACAGCTTCCTTGCCTTTTCCAGCATGGGTTGGCGCACTTTCCGGCACCAATGCTCCGCTCTCGCTTCATTGACTTGCAGGGCTTTGAAAAGGATATCTTCCTTGGAGAACATAATGCTCATGAGGTTTTTGAGGCTCTGGCGATTGTGGTTGGCAGCGTCGATGTGGATATGGATGCCGCAGCTGTCGTTCACTCTGGCGCCCGCATTCCACAGGGCGCGGATCACGTCCTGCAGCTTGGGGATTTCCTCATATGTGAGCTTGGGGGTGACCATCTCCACCTGGTAGGCTGAATCATCGACGCGGATGCGCCGACCATTTACCCTTTTCTCGGTACGGATGCTGGAATCGCTCATGAGGGTCCAGGTTTTCCCCTCCTGGTCTTTCACCGTCCATTTGCCATACCCGCCGCCTTCATATCTCGCCTGCGTACCAAAATGTTCGGCAAGTGCCGTTGCCGCTTCCTCACGGGTGATCCCGGTCATCTCGTCCTCCAGCCCGAAGCATTGGTTTTTGATGGTGATCTCACTCATGGGCGGTACCCGCTTTCCGTTCCTCATCCACGGCCCGGAGCCGCCTGCCTATGGCTTCCACCACATTCACGGTTACGGAGTTGCCTGCCTGCTTATATGCCTGGGCGTCCGAGGTGACGGCCAGCATCCGGTCGATCATATCTTCGGGGAAGCCCTGCAAGCGGAAACACTCACGGGGCATGAGTCGGCGGATGCGGCCTTTTAATACCACACCTTGGGAGCTGCCCGTGTCCAGAGTATGAGCGAAGGCGGTTCCCACGCGGGCCCGGCGTTTGTTGGTGGTGGGGTAGCCCAGATACACGCTGTCCCCGTCATATGCTTCCTTGTATCCGCGCTTTGTCGCTTCCTTTATGAGCAGGGGATCATCCTGACTGGGGTCTGCTTCAAAGACGCCTGAAAGTTCGCCTTTACGATTGGACATCTGTGCCTTGCCATAGTCGGCGGTGACGCAGCGGGCCTGTTCTGTCACCCTTGGGTTCCCGGCGCAAAGGTCAACAAACACCGCATTCTGGGTCTGGTTCCTGTTGAGGCCCCGGAAATCCCCGGCCTGCAGGGTGCGGGCCTCGGTAAGCTCCCCGGTGATACCGTCCTTGCGGTTGAAGCCCACAAGGTACAGGCCGCAGCCTTTCCCAAGGCCGCCGGTCATGGCGGTTTGGGTACAGGCTAAACCCTGGGGGTCGTAGACGGTGTATCCCTGCTTATGGCCTGCGATCCGTATAAGAGCCGCTGGGTTTGCTTCTCGGTCAGGTAGTATTTTTCCGGCGCATCCGGGATCAAGATATCCGACAATGAACACTCTGCGCCGGGATTGTGGGACTCCGTAATCCTTGCTGTTAAGCACAGCCCATTCCACGCCGTACCCCAATTCGCAAAGCGTATCGAGGATGACGGAAAAGGTTTTCCCTTGATCATGCGATAGCAGGCCGGGTACATTTTCAAGCAGCAGATATGGAGGCTTTTTGCATCGAAGGATTCTGGCAATTTCAAAGAACAGAGTACCTCTTGTATCGTCAAAGCCCTGTCGCTTGCCAGCGATTGAAAAACTCTGGCAGGGGAAGCCTGCCGAGAGGAGGTCAAAGTCCGGCATTTCGCCGGGGTCGATGGTTCGTGCATCCTGGTAGTACACCTCGCTTTCATGTGGTGCGTGAGCTGCCATGTAGCTTGAATTGGCGTACTTGTCTATCTCGCAATGCCCGATACAGGTAAATCCGCCCGCCTGCGTGAGTCCGGCTCGAAAGCCGCCCACGCCAGCGAACATATCAAAATAGCGTATCAATCATCATCCTCTCCTTCGTCCTGCTGCAGGGCAGCTAAAAAGCCGAGGAAGTTCCGTTTTGCTTCCCCGGCTTCGTCAGCCTGCAGTATTGGTTCTGATATTTCCTTCGCCGCCTGCGGCGACTGGATGGGCCCCTGCTCCCGGAACGCCCGTTTGACGCTTTCGTAGATGGCCTCCTGAACTGAAGGGCTGAGCTTCTCTTTTTCGCCGCCCTCTATGATCCGCTGGCAGATGAACAGGGTGCGCTTGCTCCGCGGGACTTCCGAAAGACATTCCAGGGCGGCATGGTGGATGGGGTTTTCATGGGACAGGGTCAGCAGGATGCGGACGCTCGGTCTTTTATCAATGCTTCAAATCCCCCGGAACCGCCCCACAAAGCTGCTCATATCCTTTGGCGTTCAAGGATATGTCATTGAGGACAATGGGGCGGGACAAGGCGAACCGGGGGGCCACGCGGCCTTTCGTGAGTCCAGCCCCGCCGCCCATGAATATAATGGGCATGGCGCCGGGGTCAAACCCGCTCTCCGTGATGGCGGCAATGAGCCTTGCGGCATACGCTTCGCCCTCCCGCTCGATCACCATCTTGGCCTTCCCGTCCAGGGTGCAGGGCTTGCCCCTGAGTACCGTTTCGATCTGGGCCGGGGTCACCGACAGGCCTACCGAGCGGCGCACCTGCTCCGCGATCTCGTCCATGCAGCGGATCATACCCAGCTCCAGGCTCCGGCAGCTCTCCGCATCCGGTGCGCCGGTATCCAGCCGCATGACGTCCACCGTCCAACCGCCGATATCCGCCACGATCACCGAAGGCTCGTTTTCGAACAGTTCCGTGTGCATGAAGATGGCGGCATATGCCTGGGGATAGAGAAACGCATCCCGAATGTGAATTTCATATTGCCTGCCCTCATATTTGAAACGCACTGGGTCGGGGCCGGAAAGAAGGTATTTCCTGAACTTTTTCTTGTCCCTGCCATAGCTGGTCAGGGGGAGTCCCGCCGCAATGCGGACGTCCACGGGAGAGGAGATACCCCTCTGCTCCAGTTCCCTGGCGATGGCGGCCAGAGTCAGAAGATAATACCGCTGGTTCACAGTCTTGTCCCGGAGATAGGGCTGCCGGCCAGTGCCGCAGACATAGAACCTCCCCTCGTACTCCAGCACATCCTTTTTCGTGTACGGCTCATGCTCATATTCCACCACTCCGGAGGGGAAGCGGAAGCTCCTGGTTTTTACAGCCGCATTCCCATGGTCGATGCCGATGGTCACAGTTTCCATATCGTGTTTTTCCATATACGTTCCTCCATTTTCATTGCACTGCTGGCCTGCGATCTGATTACAGATATACTTTGTGCGTTTGCCTCTGGGGATTTTCTCCATGGCCTCCAGCGTTGCCATATGCAGCGGATTGTCCATGGAAAGGGTAAGGCATACATACTTATTGCGGTCTGTTCTCTGCTCCGAATTGATATTTTCCACCGGCATTCCTCCTTCACCGGGCGTCCCTGCTGAGATGCCTGGCCTTTGATTTTGTGCTTTTTTGCGCCCGCTCGATCTGCGGCCCCTTGAGTTCCTGCTCGGTGAGGATGGAATAATCATCTCCGCTATGCCAGAAGTGGACATACAGTTCCCCGTATTCCGTTTTCCGCTCCCGCTGCTCGAAGCCCTCTCCATACCCGTCCGAGTATTGGCCTGTTGCATATTCTTTGAGCGCAGCGATTTCCTCTTTTGTGAGAGGCTCTTTTAATGTGCATTTCAATACGCCCCAGAGCTCATTGTTATACACCTCCGCATCTACAAAAGCGGAGACTACCTTTTCGTTCACAGAGGCCGGTTCGCCCCAATAGTATTCCATGAGGCCCCGCTCCGCTTCTTCGGGCATTTTTTCATCTTCGATGGCCTTGTGGACAACATCCTCAAAAGCAGTCATTTCGTAGGGAGAAAGAGGCGTCCCTTCGTAATCGTAAAATGAGACGTCAAAATCGTCCTCATCCCAATTGTCCTCCATGAGATGCCCGGTGATGGGGCTGTAGAGCTTCAGTTCCAGCGTATTATTCTCCATCTTTGTCCTCCCGGAGCCCGGAAATGATCCGGTCAATACCGGCGCGGATGGCGGTGATGGATGCGATCTGAGCTTCTACCACGGCGATGGAGTTCTCCAGCCCCATCGCATCCTGAAGCAGCCGGTGGCGGATGGCACCCAGCTCGTCCTGGTTTTTACAGGCCGCCACAATGATGTACTCCGGGCGCTTGTTTACGGACTTCCACCGGGAAAGGTGGAACACCAGCCTTTGCCCGTCATGATCCCGGATGCTGGCCATGAGCTGCTGGCATTTGCCCAGCCAGAAGGTGCGCACCAGCCTGTCAGAGAGATCGGCGCCGGTTTCCTTCGCTATGATTTCCAGCATATGCTCCGTGGGGATGCGCTGCTTATCCCGCAGTTCCCGCAGTATCCGGATCTTCGCCTTCCGGGGAATCTTCGGTGTATTCTTCCTGTTCATTTTCGTTGTTCCTCCAATGCTTTGCTTTGATGTGGTTTTCGAGAATGTCAGCGATGATGGCGTAACGCTCAGACAGGCGCTTCGCTTCGGCAATGATATTGTCGAGGCTGTCGTAGGTGATCCCGCCCTGCTCTACCCAGATGCTGATATTTTCTTTTGTGGGGTCGATAAGCAGGGAGGCTTCAAAAGCGGAGGAGAAGCCTTTGGCGATGCGCGTATTCTCGTTGATCTTGCGCTTGCGGCTTTCATTCTTTCGGGCGATCTCCCGTTCTACGGCTTCCAAGGCCGCCTGCTCCTTTTCCTCGTCCGGCAGATCCAGCTCCTGTAGTTCCTTGGTGAGGGTATAGCCTTGCGCGATGGTGAGCTCGCCACTATCCACAGCATCCCTTACGGGTTGGGGCGCCTCATCCTCGATCTTCATGGCACGGCCCATGGTGACCTCGCCAACGCCAACGGTTTTTGCAAGCTCCTTGCGGGTATCCAAAGTCTCCGGAACAGATTTTGACACCGGTGTCGAAATCTGTTCATTGGTATTATTGGGATTAAACTGACGATTTTCGGCCATAACCATAGCCATTTTTTCCTTTGCCCTGGCCTCCACCTCGGGTCTGAGCTTCAGGGCAATCTTGCAGAGCTCGTTAATGCTCAGATTTCTTCTGGATTTCTGGGTATCCAGCGCCCATTGCTTGGCCTCGAGGTCATCTTCAAAAGAAAACACGGCCATCCGGTAAGGTACGCCGTGCTTGTCGCAGATGCTGGCCCGGTTGTGGCCGTCCACGATCACCAATTCCTCGTTGACGATAACCGGAGTGTAACAGCCATTCTTCAGGATATCCGCTTCCAAAAGGGAGAGCTGCTCATCCGACAGGGGCGGGAGCAGCTCTGCAAAATCGGGCCGCACCGTGGGGGTGCGCTCCGTACTCATGTATTCGGTTCCGGTATTCTTCATGTGCCGAATGTCCTTTCATTTATATATGCTGCTTTACACAGCGGCCTCATCGGATTCTGTGGGTTCCGTTTCGGGCTTGGGGGACAGAAATTGGACGTCACTCGCTTTGATAAGGAATCCCGTCTGGCGCATGACGCCGTTCTCGTCAGGAGCGGAGATGGTTTCAAAATCCCCGGTGGCGGCGATCTTGTCGCCCTTCTTGAGATGTTCCACGCACAGTTCCGCCAGGTTGCCGCGCACCTTCACCGATACGAAATCGGTCAGCTTGTTGCCCTCCCGGTCACGGTAGCGGCGGTCAGAGGCAATGCGGATGATAGCGTAGGGGGTATCATCGCTGGGCTTGGTGCGAAGCTCGAAGTCAGAGGTGATGTTTCCAATCACGGTAATTTTCAACATGGGTTTTGATCTCCTTTTTGTGTTTTGAATAGATTTGCTTTGTATGAATTGGCTTGGATTGTGGTTACGTGGCCCGTATTGATTTACCCTGATATGGAAGTCGTGAGGGGATAGAGAGTCATTCATTTTTCAGCGGGCGTCACCCCTTTCCCTGGATTTTTGCTTTTTTAGGCACAGGTACTCGTTCCAATCCTTCCCCTGGGGCGGGATCGGGTTATACACGGTATATCCCCGTGCTTTATACCTGGGGATGGCCTCGGCAATATACTTGCGGCCCCATTGGTCTGCATCCAGGCAGAATACAATGGTTTTGATTTGTGGGTTCTCCTTGAGATAGGTTTCCAGCGCCCCGTCATGGAGGCAGCATAGGGCTACCGCATTGCTGGTCAGTTCCCGGTGCAGGGTCATGTATGAGGCCATATCAATGGGCGCTTCAAACACATGGACGCTTGTTTTCTTGGGATCACAAGGCAGGCGGAAAGCGATATCCTTATTGCTTCCTTCAACATCCCCCTTGAACCCGACGCCATCTTTATCGTGGGTGCCTCGTTTATGGGCAAACACGGCCTCTCCTGCAGCATCCCGTCCAACGAAGACGCAGTTGTGATACTGCTTGTCCTCGTAGAGCAAGCCTGCGTTCACGATGTTCTCGATTACCTGATAGGCGATGCCGCGTTTGCGCAGATAGGAAAACACCCTCCGATTATCCTCATTGGGTTTCGGGAGGGCGAAGGGTACGGGCTGTTTTTCTTCTTTCTTTGGCAGCCTGATTTCAGGCTTTTGTGCAGGGGCGTCACGGGAGTATCCGTTGTAGTTGAGCAGGAAATCCATAGCTTCCCGGAAGGACATATCTGCATAATCCTCCAGAAAGGTGATGGCGTCGCCCCATTCCTGCTTGTAGTTGTCAAAGTACCGAGTACGGTTCTTGATGACGATATGCTGGGCGTCTTTGAGGAAGTGCCAGCGGCCCCTGGCCTGTACTTCATGCCCGAAGGACTCAGCGAGTGCAGGGAGGTCGGTAAACCGGGCGATCTCCATTTCTTCGTAGGTGTATCTGCTATCGCTCATGGCTGTGTTTTCCTTTTGTATTTGTCTTTTTTCTCTTGCTGACAGAGCGGTTTGTTCCGATATGCTCCTTCAAACCTTTTATGAGAGCCGCATCGCTCATATCTGTTATTTCATGCCCAACTGCCAAACAGAAATCATCGTAGTATGCTCCGTCATATAAATCCTTTTCGGTTTTATAGATTCGGCAATAGTACCCTTCGCATATCTCATTTTTTCCCAATGCGTCTGCCCTTTCAATTCCGTTATCTGCGCAGGCGTCCACATAATATCCGTTAATCCTTAGATTTCTATTGTCCAGGTATGGGTTAAGATCGAGAGGTTCCGCAATAATCTCCCGGAAAGAATCCGCGCCGGGGATGAGGCCAAGGGAGCTGCCGCTCTGCCAGGCCGTATGGATCGTGCCGATATCGTCAACATGGGTTACTTTTCCGATATCCCCCGCCCGGAGGCGTTCTCCTTTCATGTCGGCGGTAAGCTGGATCATTGTACCGGGTGGGTATCGTTCACGAAGCGCCTGTACCTGTTCTCTGCTGGGGAAATTGTTCATATGGGTTGCCTCCTGCTATCTTTATTGGTGAAGAGAAAACGAGCCTGCACGGATCGATCCGAACAGGCCCAGCTTGTGTGTTAATACGGGGAGCAGTTATCTGTTTTGAGCTCCATTACCTCCATTCCGATCCGAATCCCCATTTTGAAGCCTAATACCCACATTTCCATTGAGTCCAGCGATAGGAGCTCGGAATATGCGTCAGAAAAGGTTTTCAGTAATTCTGCTTGCGGCTTGTCCAACACTTCATACAGCTTATCTTGCGCCTCAGTCATTTTGTTGCCAGCTTTGTTGTACGCCGAGCCGCGCTTAACTTCACGGTCATTGGGTGTGATATTGCCGTAGTATAGCTCCTGAAGGATACTTGCCACGCTGCCACCTCCTTTCTGCAGCAAACCATACCTGAAAGATCAGGAAATAGCTATCCCCAATTCCCAGACAGCCCATCTCCGCTTTTCCCGCACAAGATTTGCAATGCGGCGGGGTGTAAGCTATCATGCCGAAAATGCTATGATGGGAGGGAGAAAGATGTACTTCATAACAGGCGATACGCACAGGGATTTCTGCCGTGTGGAAGCCTTCTGCGCCAGCGTGGGGACAAGCAAAGAGGACATCCTCATTATCCTGGGGGACGCCGGGATCAACTACTTCGGCGGGGGCCGGGACAGGCATTTGAAAAAGAAACTGGCGAAACTGCCCATTACCTTGTTCTGTATCCATGGGAACCATGAACGGCGGCCCGGCACGATTTCATCTTACCGGGAGGTTGAGTGGAACGGCGGCGTTGTTTACAGGGAGAACGCCTTTCCCAATCTTCTCTTTGCGAAGGATGGGGAGATATACGATCTGGATGGGAAGCAGTGCATTGCCATTGGCGGCGCATACAGCGTGGATAAGGAGATACGGCTGGCCAATGGCTGGGGCTGGTGGGAGGATGAACAGCCCAACGAGGAGATAAAGGAGTATGTGGAGGAGCGACTTGCTTCCCGCAACTACCGGGTGGACTATGTCCTTTCCCACACCTGTCCACTGCGGTATGAGCCTGTCGAAGCGTTCATCCGGGGTGTGGATGATTCCGGGGTGGACAAAAGCACCGGGGTCTGGCTGGGCGGGATCGAAGGGCGTTTGGATTACACGAAATGGTACTGTGGGCATTACCACATTGAGAAGTCCATCAGCAGGATGCGGTTCCTTTACAAAGGGGTGCTGATCCTGGGGGATTGAGGATTGCCGGGGATGTGCCGATATCCATCCGCGCCTTTGGTGAGATCACAGCCTGCCTTGATACGTTCCTCCAGGCAGCAGCAGACGGGGATGAGGCAGCCTTTCTTCTTGCCGCCGTAGTGGAGGCAGTATTTGCAATCGTAGTCTTTTGCGGTGTAGCCTTTGAAACGGTTATATCTGTACGTGTTGGAGCCCATGGTTAGTTCCTCCGAAATCGAAATGATAACAAATTGAAAACAGCAGGTATTGTAGGAGTGAAGCGAAAAAAGGCCGCCCGGCAACTCTCAAAGGAGAGTGCCGGACGGCCCTTCAGTTCGCTTATGTGGTTCGTATCTAATTTAGAAGTTCCATATCTACGGGAATGCGTTCGCGGCGCGAACGGCGGTTGGGAACGAAAAAACCCAGACAACGTCTGGGTTTTTCGGCCTCATATCTAAATTGGGGCAGTACATTGGCGCGCCCTGAGGGATTCGAACCCCCGACCTTCTGGTCCGTAGCCAGACGCTCTATCCAGCTGGGCTAAGGGCGCATACGCCGTTTATCGCGTGCTTGATTATTATATCGCGTCGAAACATGTTTGTCAACGGCGATGGCAAGTTTTTTAAAAGCGGGTTGATTTTTTTTAAATCTGGTGTATAATACAAATGATACGGGGCATTAGCACAGTTGGTAGCGCGCAACGTTCGCAATGTTGAGGTCAGGGGTTCGAATCCCCTATGCTCCACCAACATCAGTCTGGGCGAACACCAGAGCTTATTATGTACGTAATTGGCGAGGTATTCGTACTGGTATCCAGAGTTTAAAGGGAGAGACACCTGTGTTAAGGGTGTCTTTTCTTATATCAAAATTCGATATATATTATCAAAAACGAGAAAATAAGCGCAATATCTGGTAGATTGAGAAAAAGGAGCAAATGCGTATGATACGGATTTTACTGTCTACCAGACTTGGCGAACGACGGTGGACACAGGCTGATCTCTCGCGAAAGACCGGAATCAGAGCTAACACCATCAACGATTTGTACCATGACATTGCTGCCAGAGTAAGTTTAGAACATTTAGACCTGATTTGCGAAGCCCTCGAATGCGACCTATGTGAACTTATGGTTTACATACCTAACAGTGAGCCAGTCGTACTTACGAGAGTAGGGCATGAAAAACGGAAACGTTAAGGGAGAATCCCCCGGCCAACAACGGTCGGGGGATTTTCTGGTTGTAGATATATCCTTTTCATAGAGGCTGCCCTACTCAACCTCAATAACAGTTTGGATACTGCTGATGGATTCCTCCAGACTATCTACTGCGTCAGATAGGTTGTCGCAGGCCGCATCCGCCTTTTCGTACCGCTCAGAACCTTGGAGGTTCTCCGGCATATTGTCGCGGTATTCCTCCTCTTCCTCCATGAGGGATTCAAGTTCTTCCTTGAGAACTTCAAACTGCTCGACCAGATCGGCCAACGCCTTGCGTCTTACCTTGTTCATTCAGCTTCTTCCTCCCTTTCTTCAAAACGTCTTTCTGTTATGCCTCCGTAGGTGTACCCGTTGTCGAAACTCAGGTAAATAGGTGTGTCCTCGCTGAAGTCTCCCAAGAAGCGGATGAGCTCCCCAACGGTCATGGTGTTCTCAATCTGGTCGATGCCGTATCCCTCGCGGAATGTTTCATAAATTAAGCAATTCATATCGTATCTCCTTGTGTTTTATTTGAATGTCGGTTATACTCTTCTTAGGAAGGGGGCGGTGGCTGCCGCCCCCCGACCGATTTAATCTTTTTTGTCGGTGCCCTGCAAGACCTTTGCTGGCTTTATGGTGATTGTTATCCGGTCTGCCAACCCTGGATTATCAGCCATCAGCCGGAGAAGCTCTCGCAGGGCTTCTTCATTTGACTTTACCATTTGCCTCACCTCCTCTCTTTATGTACTAATTATAAACCATTTTGGTTTATCTGTCAACCTCTTTATACTACTTTTTTTATTATTTTTCCCGTTTACAGTTGACTTATATTCCAATATGGTTTATTATTAAAATGAAAGGAGGTGCTACACGTGATAGCATATCGTGACAACGAGCAGGTTATTATTGAGATAAAAAAAATAATGCTGGATAGCAAAGTTAGCCATCGTGAAGTAGCCGAGAGAATAGGGTTATCGCCGCAGGCGTTCAATAAGCTTCTGAACAAGAAAAACTTTGGCTTTGAGGATGCACAGCGCATAGTGAATGCTATGGGATACACCCTCACGTTTGGCTTTGAGCCCAGCGCAATGAATACGCACAACATATCCGTTGAGAATAAAGTGCATTACTTGCCGGATAAAGAATAAGGCCCGGACAGAAGTTGTCCGGGCCTTAGGGAGAATGCCTATGTTTTTTGCTGTGAAGTATGACACAGACCGAAAAAATACTCATAATTATGCTTATACCGACCAAGGACGGTCTGCTGTATTCAGCTTGCCGTTCATATAATCTGCGTAACGCTGCCAAAAATCTGGCGCCACGGTGTATCCCGATAGATAGTCGTATACACTCAACAACTCGTCCAAATTGTTTATGCTAATCTCGCACGTGTGGCCCGTGTTCGTATGATGGTGCTGCATTTTTTTGGGAATAATCGGCAAATGATCCAATGCAATATCGACAATAGCCTCCGTGCCGTATATTCGCAGCCTGGGACGATAATAATGATGTCCGGTGACTTTTTGTTTGCGCGTAGCGAGACCAATACTTCCGTTGAGCTCTATAACTGCCCGCAAAAATCCTGCATGGTCAGTAACGTTATCGAGGCTGATTTGTGATACCCTCGCGCTTTTAATGCAATAACACCCCTTTTTGCCCTGTGTTCGCTTTTGGTAATACACCGTGCAACCGTCAAAAAGGTGTGCAACCTCATCGAGATATCGGCGGTCTATGCAGCGTAATGCAAATCTGCTATCCTGTTGGCAACCCAGCGCGTAAAAAATACCCTGCTGATACCCGGTCATGTGGATCACCGTCATTATACTATGCAGCGCTTTACAGCCCGGAGAAATACTCATCTACCAGCGCGGACAGCGATACACCGCGGGCCGAAGCCTCTCGCCGCGCCCGCTCTACCCCTGCCGCTGACAGGCTGAGTGATACGCATATCCGGCTGTTGTCCTCGACAACCTCGCCAAACTCGGCCTCATAGATGTCTGCGTCGAGGTTTTCCTCGGCCCACAGGCGGGCCGCATCAAATGTCAACGATACTATGCGCTCACCCCCGCATAGCAGGCCGTTATGCCACTCAGCATACTGTGTCCTCGCGCCGCCCTCACCGTGTAAAAAATACTCGCCCGTGCGTTTGCGATAGAGGCTTTCGCAGAAATAGTTAAAATCCGAGCCGAGGTTGCCGTTGTTTTTGCTGCCTATAAGGGTAGCGGTGTCGGTGTTATACACCCTGCCATTAAATATTTTTTCATGTTTTTCATCCTTCCTGCCCTCGTGACCTCCGGGGCGGGGTGTCTTATGGTTATTTGTACCTTACTCAATGTTGTCTATGGCTCAGGTGTAGCCTTGCTCAAAAAAGTCTTTACAAAGTTTTTTATAATTAAGGGTTGCAAAAATGCAATAAAGGCATATAATAATACCAACAGGACCCCCCGCACCTCTCCACAGAAATGTGTGATGTGTCCCAGTGGGGGACATTTTTTATGAGAGGTCATCATGAAAAAAACTCCTGCAACCTGTTATGGTAATATGGTTAAATATACCCCATCCAACTGTTTTATGCTCCCACAGAGAGCCATGTGATATATCCTATTCGCTACAATATCTGCCGCACGAATAAGAGGCGTTTTGCTTGAATCACGGTAAAACAAATCCAACCCCTTAAGTTCTTTGAAGGTAGGTTCAAAAAATCTGTTATATTGTGCATTGTAGGTGCCATTTTTTAATTCGTTTTCTATGGCTTCTCGTAATTCATATCTTCCGTTTGTTGCGGTGGTATGCTCATCATTGTAAATGTGTATAGCATTGACGTCCGATCTTGTTATATATTCCTCTGAAATAAGATATTCAAGTGCCCGTTTAAGGCCTATTTTATAAGCATAATCAAGGTATCTTTGCTTATCTTTTTTGCTTTCAAAGATGCGTGGTAACACCTTTTGCTGGTTTATAAGTACACCAAACCTTACAGTTCCATTTGTAGCGCGATATAATTTACCTTTATCTTTATTAGATATGCGGCAAGCTTTTAGTTCTTTATGTGTAGAATATCGGCACCCACGCATTACTTTCTCAGCCGCAATATATCGTCTGGCATACTCATCCTTCTGGTCTTTGCCAATGAAAATCAGACCACCAAACACAAAAATTTCATTGTGTGCTTTATCAAATACTCCAGATTCATCTGAATACACAAATAAGTCCATAGTCTTTCCCCACTAAAACTAAAAAAACCGCCTCGCGGCGGCCTCGTGACCGGTGCCATTACATGACACTTAAACGCTAATTCGGTTACACGAGTATACAGCGTATCTCTACCTGCAATCTTATTATATGCGATTATTTTCTAACTGTCAACTCAAAATATAACACAAACATTACCAAGAGCAAACAAATTTGTTATTTTGGCATAAGCCTTTAATTTAATCGTGTATGATACCTTTTGTTGATTTCTACCCAAATAAAAAAAAGCCCTCCCGCGGGAATGCCGCGAGAGGGTGAAGGTGAGCACCTTTATTATTTGGGCTTGCGTACCTCGGCAATGGTGTCATGGGCGCCATACGCAGCAAAAGCAACCACAGCGGCGTTCACGGCGCATAGGCAGCCCGTGCTTGCAGTAAGGGAGCCGTTGAAGTAGTTGGCCGCCAGCAGCACCACAAGTGCGATGATGTAGGCGACTATACGGGTGGGAATCTTGTCTATCACGCCTATGCCCTTAATGAGCTGGGTCACAAGCAGCGTAAACATAGTAGCACCCGCATAGGTGGCAAGAACCTCCCAGGAGAAGAACTCCTCGGGAAGCGCACCGGAGGCGGCAAAGGCCACCGAGGCCAAAGACAGGGAGAGGGTCATAACAGCGATGAGGGTGAAAATCTTGATGAGTGTCTTTTTCATGGAATAGTATCCTCCTTTATTTAATTGATTATTTATATATGGTTTTAAGTTTGCTGACCTCATCCATCGGGCGGACAAGATTTTTGCCGCCCAGCTCACGGTAAGTCTCGTGCATTTCCTTGAGGTCGTTGTAGTCGTAGAAGTTCACCTCGCCGGCCGCGATGTATGCCCGGGCGAGGAATTTTATGCGGTCGTGCAATATGACCTGCTGCCCCTTTTCTGTCCGGCCTACTCTTTCGAGCAGCGTTTTCACCTGTTGTGACAGCGCGGCTATATCGCAATCCTGGGCTTTGTCTGCGTCTGCCTTATCAGCCTTGCGGTCTGATTTTTTGGCGGCGCGGTTAAGCATGAACTGGATCACGTTATCGACCAGTTTTACCAGCGCGGCTCCCACGGTGCCGGCCAGCAGCAATTGGAGTATCTGCATTTCAGACTACCTCCTTTGATGCAACGTATTTTGCGCTCATATAGCCCTGCCGGAACGTGCCCGCTGATACATAGGTTATCTCACACCAGCCGTCGATAGGGGGCAGGGCAAGGAGCAGGTCGCCCTTGCGTAGTGTTGCAAGGACATTATGTTTTGTCCCCCGGCCTGAGCGCACATGTACACTGTTCCCGCCGCAAACAGCGAAATAGGGATACGCCTCCGAAGGTACGGAAGCGTAGACAAAGCGTTTGTCCATTATTCCCCTGTGCGTCCAGTTTCGGACTGACAGCCGGGTTACGACGCAACCATAGGATAGGCCCCGTTCCTCTACCACCAGCGGTTCTCCATCGCTGGTAAAGCCGCAGACCCATCCAACGTGCTTCATTATGCCGGCGTTGCTGGCGCGGAAAACAGCCTCCCCTATGACATAGGGACGGCTGAGTTTGGCGATGCGCCCCTTTTCCGAACACCATTTAGTGTAGTTGCCGTGGGCGGATAAGTCCGTCCTGATCCCCAGAACCATTGTGCAGTAGGCGTCAAGTAAGCCCTGACAGTCGGCTACCATCTGCCGATTGGCAGCCCAGTCACGGGTAATGCGGTCGTAATCCTTGCGCCGCCAGCCGTTGAGGCTGTAATAGTTGCACCACCGCTCCTCCAGCACGGAAGATGTAGCCACCTTCCCGGAGGTGCCGAATAGGTATTCCCACGGGTCTGTGCCGCAATCCCCAGCCGGTATAAGCAGCTCTGCGCCGAGGGGTATGCTCCCGGCCTTAGCATGGGTCAGCGCCCACCGTATGAAGTCCCGCACATCATCTGTTGGAGTTGTGGCGGGTATCGCGGCAATGGCGCATAGGGTCGCGCTGTCGGCTTCGCCGGTAGGAGGCAGGCCCTTGTCGCTCTGGAATGCCCTAACTGCCGCAACGGTAGGCACACCATAGAATCCGTCATCATCGCCGCAGCCATAGCCTATGGCCGATAGCCGGAATTGCAGATCGCTTACCTCGCTGCCTTTGGAGGCATAAGCAAGTATTTTTTTCTCCAGCATACGCTATCCAATACCTCCCACGTATTTGGGCCTACTATGCCGTCGGCCTTGAGCCGATGCCGGCGCTGGAAGGCCTTTACTGCATATCGGGTGCGGCTGCCGAATTTACCGTCTGCCGTACCGCAGATATGCCCCAGCTCGTTCAACTTACTTTGGAGCTCCTTCACATCATCGCCCACCATGCCCTTGCGGAGCGTGCGGCGTATGTAGGTATCATTACCGTCCTTTTCCTCCTGCGTTGGGGCGGTGAGGGCTATGACGTCACCAACCCGGAACACATCGTCCCACGGGATATAGCATTCGCCCTTTATGCCCCATGAGCTGCCCCAGGAGTTCTGGACACAGGCGTACTCGTGATCTCCAACTATATCCCAGCCGAAGATCCGCATCTCATGGTAGCCTTTTTCGGGAGAGGTGCAGCGGTAAATTCCCCTGCTGTCGGTTCGCCACTGGGATATGGCGAAACAGGCTACGATATATAGGCCGTTATATAGGGCCTGTTTTACGGCCTCTTTGGAGTATACCCGTCCCCAAGTCAAGCCCTTATAGGGCTTGGCGTGGCGCTCAAGCTCCTGCCTATTCTGGCGGTAGTAGGCTATGACGGCTGGCACCTCACGTTCGCCGGGATCATACTTGAGAGGGGCTATGCCGTATTTGCAAAGGCCATTTGCTGCCTCGTTGGGATACATCCCCTCCCGGCTGTGGGAACGGTATCCGCCGTATCCCATATCTACCCCAAATTCCGTTTTGAATATGCTCCACATACACGAGCGCATGGACTGCATGACACAGTTTCCGGCCTCCTGATGGTAATTGGTAGGGATTGATTGCCGGTAGCGGAGGGGGAGAGTAACGGGCTGACGGACGCACACGGCATAGTCGCGGTCGTCGATTACTGAGGGGATCGCGGAACAGATATAATCGCCCATGGGTTTCACCTCCTTGAAATGAAATTAGTTATGCTTCCTGTTCTTGAATACCAGCGCAGCGCAGACAAGCAAAAGTATGCTCGAGCCGAGGGCGGAAGGGCCGCCCGTCTTGGGAAGCTGCTTGACGATGGTAGTAGTGGTCGTGGTGGTACTGGCCTGCGCTACGCTAAATTTGTATGTAGCGGCAGTGGAGCGGTCAAACTGTATGGCGTTGTAAAGCTCCTCGGCGGTGTTTGCATTATCGAAGGAGTGATCCCGTATTTCCACAGTTAGGGATGCGGGCTGGCGGGTTATAACGCCTGACAGGTAATATTCGCCGCTTCGTAGGTCTATTTGGGGTTCGAACATTGTTAATCCGTCCGTCCGGAGCTTTACGGTCAGATTTGAGGTGTCCGTAAACCGGGGGATAGATACGGTCACCCGCACCGTAAAAAGCTCGTTGACGGAGTAGTTTTTAGGACCTATCACGGCTCCCGTCTGGTAGTCGATTGCGGTTATACCAACCGCGATAGGGTTTGCCGCAAAAGCCCCGCTCACAAGGAGCAGAAGGCTTAGGGCGAGGAAAAGTGCAGTCGTCTTTTTCATGTTACTGATTCCTTTCTTAAAATTTTGTTGTATGAAAAAAGGGCCTCGCGGCCCTTTATTCCGTTAATCTGCCTGCTCTTAATGCGAGTGAGCCGGCGCATTTTTTGCATGAAAAAAGGAGCCGCTAAGCTCCTTAAAATCGGATCAGTGGCAGGGCGGTGTCCCCTGCATCTCAGGTACGCTTTCGCGTGTGTCGGGAACCATTTCCGACCTCACTGACTGCGATTGGCTATTCTTGCAAGTTCCAGTTCTATCAGCATTATGTCGATATCTGACAAGTGTCCTATAAAGTCCTGAACATCGTCAGGTTGTAACCTGAGCATCTTATCCAGTCTTACTACCGACTGCTTTTGCAATCCAGCTTTTGCCCAGTTTTTTATGGGATAGCAGTCATATCCCGGCTTTGGAGATTGGCTTGTTACATAAAACGACATTATGTAAGCGGCACCATCATATCCTATGATAACCGGCCTCAGTTTCTTCTTGCCGGGTTCGTCATCATATGCGACAATTGCCCAATATATATCCCACTTCTCATATTTAGGCATTCGTCGGCCGATCTCCCTCTTTCCAGTCCGCAGGAAGTATCAGGGTGCCGTCTTTATCGTGATACCCAACGGTTTGCAGAATATCAGCAGGCTTCACGATTCTTATCGGTTCCTTTTTTTTAAAGCACTCTTTTATGAGAGCTTTGCTTATAATGCCGTTTCGTCCTTCTTTCTGAATTGTTATATCCCACGGTTCGCCCTTCTCATGGCTCAAATTCGTTAGGCCCACGGCGCTGTATTTTTCGTAGGACGCCATCACTGCGGACAGCAATTCTATTTCTTCGGAATCAAAGACCGAAAGAGAAAAGTCGGGAGATACCTCGGTGATCGCCGCACCTTTATATTTCTTATATTTTTGATATATGGCGGGTATCACGGGGCCAAAGTCCCACGCCTCAAAATCTGCTTCAAAAAGCGGCTTGCCAGATGTAGCCAAACACCACGCCTGTGCATAAAACATAAGCTTGTTCAGCCGGAGGTTGCTCATAAAAGATTCTTCTTCGTTCATTCCCATGGCTATAAAGTAATTAGCCACAGCCTCGGTTTTATTCATGCTTGCACCTCCTTATACCCAAATAAACCCCGCAATTCCCTAGGCTCAATTACATTATATTCGGGTGAAACCACCGATGTCAACATCATACATAGTATGTTCACATCATTGTTGGTGCGGATAGGATTGCAACTGTCAGAACAGCCGGACAGCGGCGATAGAGGGGGGATTAGCCCCTCTATGCGTTATATGCGGCCCATTTCGTGCTGTCCGCATGGGGCTTATATACCGCGGACTTGATATGCTGGGAAATACACCTCCAGGCCTTGCCATCATGGGTGACTATGGTATCCTCTGTTATTACCGTGCCGTCCTCAATATCGATCCACGCCGGATAACTGACCTGCGGTATCTCCCAGTAAACGCCTATATTGGCCGTGTCTGCGGGGTCTTTGCCACGGCTGTATCTCAGCGCCACATACCCGCCCTCCACGGTATCGCCGGTAGTGTAATGCGTTTGGGCGTTCCACGGCGCACCGGGCGAGGGGGGACTCACGAGCCCCTCCCGAGCCGCGATGAGTATTTCGGACACTTCGGAACGGGCTTCAGCGAGCTCCGCCTGTGCCGTTGCGATAGCGGCAGTTCCCGCAAATTCCTCGTATTTTACAGTTTCCTTGCCTTCCCACTCGGGGAAGCCCTCTATATGAAAAAAAGCATCGTCTATGACAATGCCATGCGCGTTTGCCTCATCGGTGAGGCAGGGGATGTCATTGGCTTGAGGCCGGCAGAAGTGCAGTTTGTCTACCACCGCCACCACTTCATTTTCTTTAATTATGCGATACACGATTTTATCTCCTCTCTGAATAGATATTTAAAGTATCGGGTCATGTTGAATACCGCCCAGTATGCTCGGCTGCGTATCATACCGCCGCGCCATGACGCCACAGCGTTTTCCACGTCCCGATATGTCATGCGCTGCTCGGATACCCAACGGCGGAATACTCGCAGTTTGCGGCGCATACGTGAGATACCCTTGCGGTTAGGCTTGCGGATTACCGCGCCGCTATCGGTCAGCCTGAAGCGTATCTTCAAAAACTTAAACCCTTTGGTCAGTTTTATAATCTTTGTTTTCCTGTCACTTATGGTTATACCCAACTCAGCACAAAAAGCCTGTATTCGGATAAGGCACTCTTTTAGGTATTCCTTATCCTCGTGTATAAGGTAGCTGTCGTCCATATATCGGCCATAACCCTTTATGCGAAGCTGCTCCTTTATAAAGTGATCCAGCCTGTTAGGTGT